ATGTTTGCGTCCTTTATACCCTCGTTAGAGGTCATTAGGATGATACTTTCGGAGAAGTCTAGCTCTTGTCCATTAGATGCCATAACCTTGCCGTCATCCATAAGGGCAAGCATGAAGTCGAAGAGCTTAGGTGATGCCTTCTCAATCTCATCAAAAAGAAGCACCCACTTATTACTCTTCTCTGCTTTTACTTGTAGGATGGACTTCTCGGTGCTACCTACATAGCCAGGAGGAGATCCAATAAGTTTAGCGTATTCGTGCTGCTGTGCGTACTCAGAGCAATTGATCTTAAAGAAGTTACCAGAGTAGTGGTCACCTAGCACCTTAGCCAGCTTGGTCTTACCGACGCCTGTAGGCCCAATGAACATCAGGGAGACATTCTGGGCGAGGTTGGCTACCATGAGCTTCACATAGCGTACCACGCTCTCAATGGCCTCGTCCTGACCAATCACCTCTTTGCGTAGCTGTGCCTCTAGCTTGTGAATATCAGCAAGGGTCTTAAGAGAGCGTTCTTTACCCTCTGGGCTATCGTCAACGAGTCTGCTTCCAGTTCGACGCCTAGTTCTTTTCTTAGGCGCTTTTTCATCAGTCTTATCATATAGTTCTTCTAGGAACGAATTAAGAAAACCTTTGAGCGTCTCTTGGTTTAGAGATTGTACAATGTTCTCCAGTTGCAGGTTAGGGTACACCTGACAAACTGACATGTAAATGCTTTCGATAATGCCTGCGTAGACACTATCGAAATCATCCTCAAAGTTCTCTTTGATGTGCTTCTCACACTTTGCAAGAAGCTTGCTTGAATCGACAACAAAGTCTGTGATTACCTTGATCTCGTAATCAAGTAGGTCTATAGAGTTTGCACCCTTGACCATCTTGTAGACATCCTGCCTGTATTTCTCAAGCTTATTTGTGTCTAATGCACGGACAGAGATAATCTCGTTAATAGCGTCACAGAATACTTTGAATGTGTTGCCGTCTTTGGACATATTATTTACTCGCTCAGATCCTTCCATGAAGGTGGTTCCTCGTCCTTCATAGTAGTAGTGCTTCTGCTCTTGCTGAGTTTTTCTTCAGCCTTGATAAATGTATCTAACCCTTTTATCGCGGTATTCTGGGCAGATTGCATGAGCTTTAAGCACTCGATCATGCACTTACGAGCGTCCATGTCTCTGATCTCGTCAGAGTGAGCGGAGTTGTCTACAATTTCCTTGAAGAACTCATACGCTTGTTTTGCTAAGTTTCTATCTTCCTTAGCTTGCTTGAGCATGTCTGCACAAGCCTTCTTTAATCTCTCAGGAGATAAATGGTCTGTCTTTGGTATGTATACTTTTGCCATAATAATCCTCAGCAGCCTTTATAGATATATAGTCGCTGATAAACGCTTGGTAGCCTTCTAAATCATAGATTTGCCACACATCAGGGTTATCGCGGTACATTTTAGGCACCATGGACTGCTGCCAGTCCAACCAATTCATCATATCCTCCGCATTAGGAATAAAATCTGCGGGGATGGATAGGTCGAAGTATTTAGGGTCAGTATCGTATGCTAGGGGCACATAATCCCCATCAAAAGTATAATCAGTCATCTAGTGTAAATCCCTTATCTTTGAGAGTGTCCATGACAACGCCTTCCTTTGGGAAAGTAAAGAGAGCCTCACCAGACTCATCGTCCCATCGAAGCGTTGCCACGGAATTATCTTGTTCGTATAGGTCGTTAATCGCATTGTACATGGACCACATTTGGACATAATTATTAAGAGTAGCTTTGGTCTTATCGTCGGTAGGACGGTTCAAGAAGAACCTAAGCTGGTCATCGTAGATGTAGTTCTTGTCTCCAACCTTGATTTTCGTGCGTGTCATCATGTGACACCTCCTATACTATGTAGTTTACTTAGTGGGGAACATTTCAGCGAAGGCTTCCTCACGGGTCAGTCCACGCTCTTTCTGCTCCTTGAGCATACGGAATCGCTTACCTGTCTTACGCTGGTAGTCCTCAATGTCCTTGTACTCCTGTATAGTAGTCTCAGGCTTCTTGCTCTTACTAAGTTCTTTTTTCATTGCCTTCTCGATGAGCTTATCGAGTTGCTTGATAAAGTCTGTCATAGTCCTATCTTCTCCCTTAGTGTCTTGAACTTATCGTCAGTCATAAACCCTTCGTTGAATGTCTTGGCTTGAAACTTGGCCTCTTCGCCAAATTGATACCAAGCACCAGACCGTTCTACTATCTTGTCCTTGACCAGAAGATCAAGCACTCCATAGTGCGGAGTTAGACCTACATCATATAATAGTTCAAACTCTGCATCTTGGAAAGGTTTAGTCACTTTGTTCTTTACATTAGCTACCTTACCACGGATACCTACCACGCTTTTATTATCGTCTTGTATCCTCTCATTCTTTGGAGCAGAGGTCATGAAGTTCAGACCGAGGTAGTATTCAAGAGATTTACCTCCTGCTGCTGGCGTTCTAGGATCACCATACATCACACCCACCTTGTTGCGGATCTGGTTCACAATGACCAGAGCAACACCAAACTCGCGCAGTAGTGGGTTGATCTTGCGTAGGCAAGCACCCGTTACCTTAGCTCTCATCGCACCTGTCATTTGGTGTGATTCATAATCAGTCTTTGTCATCTCCTCTTTGCTAGGTGATACGGCAATACTATCGTAGCCAATAACAATTGGAGTCTCTTTATCAACTTCACGAATCTCTCTGATGAGAGTTTCCATGGTAGCAAAGCAATCCTCCAAAGTATGAGGTGCTGCGTAGATCAGGTTGTTTGGATCAATACCTAGTGTTGATGCAAACTCTGAGTTGTAAGCATTCTCAGCGTCAATAAGAACTGTATGATACCCTTGCTTCTGTGCGTTGGCAAGGATATGGGTAACAAATACAGTCTTAGCTGTGGATGCCTCACCATGAAACTGCGTAATCATACCAATGGGGATTCCCTTTTGGTAGTCACCAGAGCAGATCTTGTTGAGAGCGTAGGACCCTGTTGAAACGAAGCCAAGGTCAAGCTTCTGATCGGAAAGAAGTCCCGCAGTTTTGAGGGACTTGATTACATCATCGCGCATAGTCTATAATAGTTGAAATTTGACTTCTATCAGACTAAATCCCGTAAATCTGGGGCTTGATAATTAGGGCCTTTCAGGATCTTACCATCCTCTCTACGAATAGGCTTGCCCTCTTCATCAAGCTTACTCATGTTACTTTCATGCACTCTCTTGAATGCCTCATCGAAGTTCCAACCGAACTCCACAAACATACCTAGGATGACATAAACTAGGTCGCAAGCCTCCTTCATAATCTCAGCAGGAGTCTCTGCTGTTACAAGCTCTTTGAACTCTTCATTGTTTAGTTCAAAGCGAAGCCTTATACGATCTGCGTCTTCCTTGGTAATCTTAGTAAAATCTTCACTAAGGGTTACAGTTCCTCTTGGCATATCGTATGCCTTATGAAACTCATCCACTCTTTTGTAATGAATTGATTTGCTCATCGCTTTCTAAATTTGGTTGTGTTGACAGGTATGACAATATTTGAAGATCTAGCATACTTGTGACCTTCTAAGTTAAAGTTTATAAAAGGGTTCAATGACATGATGTTACAGCCATACTCTGACTGTAGCTTCTTCTTTACGCTAACTGTATGGTCTTCTATCATGCCTAGCCAAGTAGCATAAGCTTCAGCAGAGCCGTGATGGGGTCGAAGATCCTCATGATAACCTTTGAGGGCAGTCTTACCATCCAAAGCCCCACAATCATGTCCACATATGATTATGTTTTTTGCTCCCATGTATGCGGCTGCGTGAATGCCTGTTGTAATAGTAGAAAAGCTGACAACTAGTTTATCTACTTTTTTTGATATTTCATCCACCATTGGCATCTGACGAGGTTTTGAGAAGTGATCATAAATATAAACATCACCTTCCATAAAGTTCAAACCTCTACCTGGGTCCCCAGTCTCGTACTTTGATAATAGTATCTTAGGAGTTCCAAGCGTTCCTTTAAGGATGCTGTCAAACCCTCTGGAGTCCTTAGTCATTATGTAATCACATTCATAAAACTTACCAACTCTGTTTATGCCAATACAGATCTTTCCATCAAAGAAAGACTTATCAATGTGATCAAGAGAAGCCCCTGCTCCAAGGATATAAATGTCTTTCCCTGCGTGTATGTTTTTTAGTTCAGTTAGATTCTTCATTAAAGTAAGTGTCACTGTTGATGTTGCGGTCATCTATGAATAGATCATAGAAAGGTTTCTTGAACTCTAGACTAGAATATTTAACACCCCACTCAGAAAACTGTTTCTCGGTAACCTCTCTCCAGCACTTACCTGAAAGGGTTCCCCGTGCAGTCCAGTAAACAATCGTATGACCTTCATCATGGAGCTTGTTTATCTTGGCTATTCTATCCTTTAAAGGGATGCTTTGCGTATAGTCTCGACTATCTGGTGTATCGCAGATAGTTTCATCAATGTCTACATAGATTATCATATCTTTCTCACTATAAAATCCAAGTTATCTGGATCGTAGTGGTCCTTTGCATCTCCAATAATATCCAGTTGGTTCTTGTGTTTATTGACCAACGAGTCTATAGCCTTAGGACACTCCCTCGAATTACCTTTGTACACGCGAGGATAGTAGTCATCAAATACAATATACCCTCCAGAGTTTACTAGAGGAAAGTAAGAATCAAAGTCTTTACGAACAGCATCTCCTCTATGATCACCATCAATGAAAAGTAAATCAATACCCTCTGGTAACAAGGCTTTAACTTTTTCTACCGTGCTGGGTGCGTGAGAGTTTCCTTTTATAATTTTGCAATCATAGTTGTGTTTATTAAACAGATTAACATTATCATTAGCTAGTTTCTCTACATCTCTTACAGAGCAATCCGTAGCAATCGTTCCTCCTACAGAGAACAAATCACAACTAACAAACTTAGACTCATAATCGCTTTGAAGAACTGTACACAGGCTATGCCCAAAATGAGTGCCTATTTCAAAATAATTCTTACAACTCTCCTTCATCAAATGATCTTTTATGTGTAGCAATATGTGATGACTGTAATGGTGAATTCTTTTAAAATTACGGTCATCTTTGCCTAGCATGGTGGATGCTATATCTTTAGATATTTCTAAGGTATCATTCATGATCAGGACATCTCCTTCTTTTCATAAAACGCATAATCTTTTAGCCACCTATCTCCCAAGAAAGCATCTCTACCATGCAGATTGTATTTGTCATTGAATATTATACAATCTCCCTGGCTCCAAGTTTTAGAAAAGTCGTACATATTTCCACCTACGATGACATTTTCTAAGAATGTAAAGAACTCTTCTCGGATCCTCATGACCTCTAGTGTGTTAAGATCTTTTTTTATCTGCCAGTAGTTCCAATTAATTCTAGAGCCATCAAGTATTGGTTTCTTATGAATCTTATCTCCATCTACTCCAGTATATTTCCAAGTAACCTCTGTTTGAATATCTTCCAACAGACTAGGATCATACTTCTTCAGTATCGAGATTAAGGAGTCTGTAGAGAATAGATGAGTCTTCCCACCATACTCAGAGGGTTTAATGCAATATAACATTAGCCAGTCAGGACTCTCAGTGTCATGATAGTATGCATAATCAGAGTGTAAAGGCTGTCTCGTATTAGATGCGAAGTAATGATAAATACTTGGGTCGTACTTCACATCTCTTGATTTTGAAAACTTAGTGCTTTTATCGTTTACAGGATGACACAGCCGTATAGTCCCTAGACCCTCTGCGGCTTCTTCATACTGCTTTTGGAAGTCTATGCCCTTGACATTGTGAATGTGATAGGCTTTATACTTTCCCCACACTGGTTCGAGTCTTTGCAGTACCGTCTGAGTAGACGCCTCCATGTCTATATTGCAAATACTAAATGGTCTCATAATCAAACAACCTTTCTTTTATGTCTACAGAGTCTATAATATCCAGCATGGATGAGGAAGGTGTTCCTTTTATAAATTCTAACTTTACTCCATTAGACTCAAATTCTTCTTTAGTGTATAGTTTATGGCCTCCCTCAGCATTTACATAATTGTGAATACCTTTATTCTTACATATCTCTACTAAGTTTAGTAGCTTGTCATCTGTTTTTGTATATGGTATCTCTGACGACTTCTCAAATTTAGTTGTTATACCTAAGTCTTCACAAAAAGATTTTACTGAGAGAATAGCCATATCAGATATGGTATCAGGTTTCACATCCAGTAAAACCTCAATAACTTTCATCGCTTTTGGTTTATGGCTGAGATTCTGTCTAAATGTCTTTATCAACTTAGACATTTCTCTACCATCCCAATCAACCTTTACATCTTTTATCTTTCTGTTCTGGCTAGATTTTTTCAGAGGTATAGTGAACCTTTGAGTTTTCTTGTTTATGGTAATGTAATTTCTATTTACCCATCCTTTGTTTATAAAATTGACATCATCATAAAATACGAATAGATCTACCTCTTGTATTAGTTGAAAATACCCTAAGTAAGGAGCGAAGTAGGGTTGCATTATTGCAATCTTCATTAGGTATTGTAAGCCTCGAACTTACTAAGATCTGGGTAAGTATGTGTTACATCTTCATTATCTTTAGGGGTTCCGTCTATATTGTAAAACTGTTTCATTAACAGAAGACCTCTAGCCGCCAGTTCTGGCATCATGTAAAAGTTCCAACCTAGCATGTCAAAGTTATCATCCTCATACGAGCATTCTCTTCTTCCACTAAATCTAGCTCTCTTAAACCATAAGTAAGCATCATGATCGTCAGTAAGGATCGCCCCTCCCTTCGATAGTTTCAAATGTTTATAAGGTCCTGTGAACGAAAGACACATGTGCATATTCGGTTGATACATGTTGTGAGTAAACCTCAATGCAGAATCCCAGACATTAGACCCCTCTAGTCTATAGGCTCCTGTCAAGGTATTACCTTCACTCATTCTCCAGCCAACCTTTAAACCAGCATGAATTATCTCGCAAGGAACGGAAGGGTATGTATTGCTAGGGATTATTATTCTGTCTGTAGTTATTCTCTTTGCAACATTATTTTCATAGTACAACGCCAAGAACAAAGCGTTACTCATATTGTCCACTGCCACTGCAAACCTAGAACCCGTGTACTCGCAAAGAGACTTTTCAAACTCCTCCGTAATCTTGTAAATGCCATTTGCCATAACTATACTCTTAGATTGTTTCTATTATCTTTTTTATTTTTTCGGTATAACCCTGTTCTCCTAGATAATGAAGTATTGATACGGATTCTCTATCTACAGACCCTAGCTCCTGTGAAAAAACATTAATTCCTTTGTCTAAAAATCCCCAGGAAAATCCTTGTATTAAAAGGCTGATGTATACTTGCATTCCTAGGTGTCTGTTTTGTTTAAGTAGATCATCTAAAATCTCGCGGTTTAAATAGCTTCTTTTGTATAACTCATGCTTTATAGAATTTTTTATTAGAATACAGCCAGCATTGAAGTGTAGTTTACCTTTTGGAGGAGGATCCATAAGACCACATAATTTATCAATATTTCCAACTGCTTGATTCCCTGCCTTTCTTACATAAATATCTTTTTCATATTCAAGACACGGAGTTTTCAAAACAATCATATCCGTATCTAAAACTAAAGTGTAATCTCCGTCCATACTGTGCTTAAAAATGTTCTCCCTGCACAGGTATGGGATTAACTCCTCTGCGTCGTTTATCACTTCGCAGCCTAGAGCCTCTAATTGATTTTTTTTACTCTCTTTTAGTTCCCTGGAATGGAACACATGGATTGAATAATCTAATAAATTTGAGTCCCAATTCTTCTTTATGGATTTTATTAAGTAAACTAACTGATTGTAGTAGCTTGGCTTTTTTCCCACAACCATGCCTATTTGGCCTGGAGGCGTGAGGTCGTTAAAAGGTATACAAATGTTTATCTTCACTTGCAAATACCTACTATATCATCTTCATTCAGAAAACACTTTGGACGATCCTCTTTGATATCTTCTAGAAAGTATTTGAGCTTATCGTGTGTAATTAAGCTTGTAAAAGGTATATTGAGGGCATATGCCATCATCTGACTATGGCCTGCTGTGCAGTAAAGATGCTTGACCTTAGCATAGTTGTGTATGATCTTATTCTCGTTCGCTACAGTGTTGTCTATCAAAGGTAAGTCCATGCCTAGATTCCTTGCGGTATTATAGAAAGACCTACTTCCATCATGTGACATGATGGCTACTTTTTCTCCTCTGTCTAGTAGCGACTGTATAACTTCCAGTAGCTCCTTATATACTATTTGAATAGGCTTACGGTTATACCTTCTATGAAGCCTGTCATCCTTCAATTCAAAGACATGATATTCACCATTGGCAACAAAGTCTTTGTATTTATCCTTAACATAGTATACTACTGGGCATAGATCAAATTCGATCTTGGAGTGTAAAGACTCATCTATATGAGACTTCAATCTCTCACAGTCTCCATTATGTCTCATGGAGAACATTTTAGATTTACTCACAAGACACTCTACATTCTTTTTGAATATATCTTGTCTTGTAGTATCCTCATAGTTGTCTGATCGGGGCATCAAAATAGTTTGATCATAGAAATGATTCCAGCCTATCCCTATGACATAAATGTCAGAAGTTATCTGTGACATCAGATCATGCGAACATGCCCACTGCCAACACGATATATTGTTGGGGTTAGTGTCTGGTAGGAACAGTCCTCCTCCCCCTACTATGATCGCATCAAAGGTATTGAAGTAATCAATATCCTTTTGTGTGACAACCTTTCTTACATCAAAATTAGTCCAGCTAACACTAGAGTCTATAATCGACTCAAACCTTTTTTTAGTTGAAGGACCTAGAAAGAAGTCTCCCGAGTTTCTACCCCCATGCACCGCGTATATGTGTAAAGCTTTCATCCTCTTAGACTCTTTCGTTTCTCAAGTTCTACACCAGCACAGACCCTAGGACCACCATCACCCAAGGATAGCTCTACATCCCTAATGCCCTTCACTAGCTTTAAAAGTCCTAGTGGCTCTACTGAGGCGAGATGATCACTACCCCACATGGTTCTGTCCAGGGTGACATGTCTCTCTACCCAGGTAGCTCCCATGGCTACTGAGGCAAAAGTAGTAACTAGACCATACTCATGACCGCTGTAGCCTATATCTCTACCAGGGAAGTTTTCTCGTAGAGATGTGATATAGTTAAGGTTTAGCTCACTAACAGGTGAAGGGTAGCTTGAGTTAGTGTGCATAATTACATCAGGGTTACAAGCCCCAACACAATCAACGATCTCACTCTCTTCACTCATGCCTGTAGAGATCAGGAGAGTGCTTGAGTGTTCTCTAGCTGTCTTACATAAAGTTAGGTCAGTAATGAGTGCGGAAGGAATCTTTGTTATATCAACATACTCCCTCATAAAGTATGAAGAAGGTTCGTCCCACACGGAGGCGAACCAACCTATACCTTTCTCTTTACAGTATGCGTCTATCTCGTCGTACTGTGGTTTCTCAAACTCTACCTTGTGCTTGTAATCAAGGTAGGTCATTTCTCCCCAAGGAGTTGATCTCATAACATCCTTTTGATGATCTGGTACGCAGACCTCTGGGGTTCTCTTCTGAAACTTTACATAGTCGCACCCTGCTAACGCTGCCGCATCAATAAGCTTCTTAGCTATCTCAACGCTGCCGTTATGGTTGATTCCTATCTCAGCTATTACTTTTGTACTTGTCATAGTCTTGTTGATGATCGACATCCACCTTATCATCTATAGGATAGTAGACTGTATCCTCGTTGTACATATTAGAGTTTAAGCTTTCTAACTCAGATACCTTAAAGGCACAGACGAAATGGCTTATCTCAAAACAAGAAGGGTAGTCTTGTCTTCTATAATAGTCGTGCTTAACTAACTGCGTTCCTTTATTATCATGTTTTTCTAACATCATTAAGAAAGGAGAAACTTTAACTTCTTTCCTACACAGCATACTAGAAGCTCTAGATGATTTAAAGAACTCAAGTGCTTTCTTGATATCCTTAGATGTCCTCTCTGGGTATGTTAAGTACAACATTACCACGACATCATCTTTAGGAAGGTTCTTGCAATACTCCACCATCAACTCTTTAGGAGATGTAGTATCTACAGATAAAGCATTAGGTCTGTCAAGAAACCTTAGACCTATGGAGTTACAACTTTGTTGTATCACTTCATCGTCTGTGTATACAACAAGGTCTTGTTTTATATCTTCGTAGTCTAAGTGATTGATCAAAACCCTATTCTTGAAGGGAAGACCTTTTGACCCTTTTCTCGCTGGGACTACGAAATGAATCATCTATGAACTCCAATAATGTGACCGCAATAAATGAAGTCGTTTTCTAAACAAAACTTTTGATACATAAGCCCATCAGACTGCTCGGACTTGTCGAACCATCCTCCGTTCTTTCTCCAAAGAGATGTCTTCATTACCAATTGCATTGCGTCTATGTTTTGATGGATAGGGGGATGCCCGTCTAATATAACTTGATCTCCATCTTTACCAGTCCGAAGTAACCCTTCTTTTTTTCTAATGGTGCCATCTAGGATCACTGGGCATATGATGATGTCGCTATCCATCTTTGCGATCTCTTGCAAAGTATCAGTATACAAAATATTGTCAGGGTTTAGATGAATTATATATTCACCTTTTGCTTCTTTAATACCGAGATCTCTTAGGCTGTGTCCCCAGTCATTGTACCTTTTTTTAGTTTCCCTTACTTTCAGATCTAAATTGTACCCAGAGAATTTAGGCAGTGGTCTAGATACAGGACCATCGTGGTACAGCAAGACCTCGAAGTCTTTGAACTTTGATTGAGATAGGTTGTCCATGCATAAGCATAGAGTCTTGTCATCAATCACTCCGTCATAGTGCGGCACTATTATCGAGAACTTCATTTTTGATTTGTAGTTGCTTGTAGAGATCCAGTCTAAACTTGACGACCTTGTTGATATCAAAGTATTGATCAGTGACGCTCTTAAGGTTAGCGCCCATCTCCTCACGACCTTTCTTGTCCTTGATCATTCTGGTCATGACCTTTACCCAATCAGACTTGGTGTTGTTCTTGTCAATCAAGTATCCTGTATGACCATTCTTAATAGTCTCGTCGTAGCATCCACAGTCTGTAGCTACAAGAGGAATACCATAACGGCCACACTCAGCTACTTTAATCTCACTCTTACTGTCATTGAACGCATTGAATTGTAGAGGAGCGATTGCTACATCCATGTGAGTGTAGAACTCACCATAGCGATCAGGACCCATGGCTTGTCGTACAGCCCAGTTCCTAGCTCCTCTAAAGCCCGCTGTGAGCATTCTAGTATAGTTGTCCCATACATCCTGTTGCCAGTCTGGTTTTGTGTCTGGGGGCACTGGGGGGCGTCCATAGAAGTCCCAGTGAACGCGCTCACGGCCTGCCTTTTGGTTCACAAGCCAAGGAACACCTACAAACTCTCTCAGGTCCTGCTCATGGTGAATGCCTCCTACCCAGCCTACACGACATAGATTCTTCCTTTGTGGTGAAACCTTTGGCATGTTCCAGCAAGGAAGCTCGTAATCAATGGCATTCTTTACAATCGCAAGAGTTGTCTTTTCACCACAGAAGGGATGTACCCTTTCTGCAAACTTCTGTTGAGTTACAGTTACGAGGTCAGAGTTGTGATAGATAAACTTAGTAATCTCACTAAGTCCTCGCTCCTCGTATACCTTCTCTAGCCTGTGACCTTTGTAAACATCGGTCAGAAGGTCATCAGTGTCGTAGTGCATGAACTTGCCAAACTCTTTAGCCTTGCCTACGATACGAGCGGTATATGGTCCACCAAAGTTACTAAGGTTCTGAGTGAAGATAATATCAGCCCACTTCATATCCTCGAACTCCCAGTCCTGTTTCCACTGCCCCTGCCTTTCACCCTCTTCTTCTATGCCCAAAGGGTTCTTGTTAAAGCGAACTTCTACTTTATCGCCATAGTGTTGAGCCAGCTTATTAAAAGGTAGCCACGCTCTGTAATACGCACATCCACCATCATTGGCAGGTACAACTAGTATCTTTAGTTTATTATCCATTGTAAATCTCGTAGTCATCTAGTAAGAAATATGAATTTCCGTTAGTATATTCAAGGTATAAAACCTTCTTGCATACTCTCTTAATTTCTTTGTTAATCTTATTCCACTCCTTTAGCCCATCTGAATCACAGATCATTCGCCTAAAACCACATACTATCCCAAGATCATACTCTTTATCATCAAAGTTCAGGTGGCTAACATCCGCTACTAAAAAAGTATGCTCTGGATTATTTTCAGTTGCCAGAGATATGAAAGACTGGCAACTGTCAACCCCCATGTAGTTGTGTGGGTTGAAGTATTTAGCGAATCTTCCATATCCACATGCAACATCTAAAACCTTAGTATTAGAATTCTTTAGATGATCTTTGAGATTAGAATCAGTGGTTAAAGGAGTCTTGATAGGATCCAGATTACCTCTGTGTATTAGTTTTTCTATTAGAGAAATATGCCTGTACTCAATAGCATTGAATAAGCAGTGATCTATTCCTGTTCCTAGAGAATCATGAATAGTTCCTTTTGCTAAGGCTTTTTGTAGTAAACCAGACCAGAAGGACTGTCTTTGAAACTGCTTAAACATAAGAAGGGAGACGGCTTTGAACCGTCTCCCTATTATAGTGCCAGCCTGAGATTTTTAAAGCGCCCGTCTAACGCTTTTTTCGAGTTTCTAGACTGTCTAATCTTCGCTGCCCGACAGGATCCCTCTAGAACACTCTAGTAGGATCACCTCCTTCGTCGGGATTGTCTCAGACACAGCGATTATCACGAAACAGACTCTTCGGGTACTTCTTCGTACTCGTACTCATGCTCATCGTCAGCAGCAATCTTTGATGCCTCAGTTGAGTGTGCTAGGCCAAGTGCAGAAGCAACAGCCTTGACAGTCCCACCTACATCAACTGTAGGATCTCCCTTGTGTGGTACAAGGGACTTGGCTGCCTTAACATAGTGCTTGCGCTTACGCTGAGAGAACATCGTTACAACGCCCTCCCATGCAGCAAGGCCAGGAAGGAAGGTACTTGCGATACCAAAGCCAGCGTCGATCATGGCCCCGATGTCACCCTCGTCTGGAGTAGCAGCGATATAAGCAGCATCTTCTTTAAGTTGCTCCTTGTCTGCTACAACGACCTGAGTGCCCTCAGGAATCTTAGCCTTGATCTCCTCAGGAAGCTGTTCCCAAGGGATGACAGCGCCCTGTTGACCTTCGGCAAGTTGATCGGCTGTGGTAAAGACTGTACCGTCACCAATAAGTTCCTTCAGAACAGCGCACGATGTAGTACCGAACACTAGGACTGAGGCTGCGATTACATTGATAAGTTTCATGACATTAACCTCTTAGTAAAATCATCATCGGAACCTGCATCCGAAGAATCCTCTTGAAGAGTGCGTTCCCGTGGCATAAGCTCAGGCCGCAGGTTGAGAACCGCCTCTTTCACATCATCGTACTCTTCAAGCTTCACAAGGGAGTGAATATCGTGAAGAGACTCCATCACCTCTGAGATCATCTTCTTGCTGCCAAGCGATGTTGCCTTGGGGCGGAACATCGACTGATCGTACTTGGGCCATTGTCCTTCCTTCTTCATATGAAGCTTGAAGTCGTGGCCGATCTCGGTATCAAGGATACCATTCTCAGACTCCTCGAAAAGATCAGCGTAGTCGGGATCCATCATGGTCTCGACGATCTTCTGGAAGAGAATAACGCCAATGGAGAAGATCTTGACCTCCTCGTTCTCACGGTCATAGGCGTTCAGGTAGTAGCGAGCACGGGGCTTGATTTGCCGAGCAAGGTCCTCGTCCTCCTTGGAACCAGTTTTCCACAGACCGTAGTACAGGTCACAGAGAGGGCACTTCTCCCCATGCACCTTACGGCAGTGTACATTCTTCACCGAGCCATCAGGTTGAGGAACACGGTGGATCTTAGTCTCTGCGTAGAAGTTCTTGTCAGAATCCGCAGGAGCAGGAAGGATACGAAGGTAAGCCTCGCCCTCCTTTACTTGGTAGAATTTGTTCAGGAAGTCCTGATCTCCACCACCAGTTTTAGGGTTAGTAAGTTGTTGGTGCTTCGCACGAAGCGCGTTTAGGTCAATAGCCATAGTTAGTTTCCTTATATAGTAGTTCAGTCAGTGATCATTCTCGTCTCAGCGCGAGAATTTGCAGATAGTTGTACAAGCAGATCCTTTCTATGTGACATAGATTGGACTAGAGACTTGAGGAGACCCTGCTTGTAACGCTTCTCCTCAAGGTTCTTCTTCATACTATGTAGGGTAGAATCACGGCCAACATAGTCATCGACAGCAGCGACCGTTGCCCTTGCCCCAGCTTGAATAATAGCATCACGGGCATCATTTTTCAAATCCACCTCATGCTTCTCCATGTCTACCTCGTAGTCCTTGACGCTCTTGGTCGCAAACTCTAGTAGACCACAGTAGTAGGAATAAATACGAGAGTGCTTAAGGATCTCGTCGTTTACAGAAAACTTATCGATACTAAGCAGGCTGTCCGCGAGCTTAAGGTAAAGATCCATGTCTAGCTCGTCGTATGCTTTTAGTAGGTCATCACTCTTCATCGAATATCACGCTCCACAGTTCAGGATTCAGGTGTTGAAACAATAATAGTCCACGGGTAGCAGATTCCACAACAAATTCGTTAGTTGTTTTTAGCTCCACCGTAGAGTCCTCATCATCAGCCCTCAGCCCAGTCGTAGAAAAGATAACATGAAAGATCTCATGCACCAGGGTCGGACGAAGAACATGGTCCTTGGCAGTATCGTCTAATATGATCTCCAGCTTATCGAAGTCGGTCAGGCCGAGACAATCATCACCCATGTAGGACAGGTCCTTTTTGAAGATGATGTTGAATGCGGCCCAACCAAAGTGGAGATAGCCTATATCCTTAATTTTCTGCTTCAGGCTCTTGGTTCTCGTCATGGTCAACCTCTTGCATAACCAATACATTATAGTTGATGGTCATGGGGATCACGAACCTAGCCTTGCCATTTCTGGCCTTCATAACATAGGCTCGCATCATGCCCTCATCGAACTCTTCTTCGTCTTGGTTGAGAGAGATTGCAAGGTCCACCACACGGAACTTACCATAGCTGTCGCCCAGGTGTTCGTCGGTGATGAGACGGGCTCCACGACCAGCACGGTTCGTCTGGGTAGCAGTCCAGATCAGCATGTCCTGCTCGACACCAATGCCTCGTAGCTCCTCTGCAATACGCTGTTGAGCCTCGTACTCACTCATGCCTTCACGGACTGGACGGAGTAGCTCCATGTAGTCGATGACAAGCACATCGGGTACGAAATCCTCGTAGCTTTTTAGTTGGTTGAGATACGCCCGAATAGTGTTTACATTTGCCATGCCCGTGGGGAACTCCTTGATGCGGAGGTTAGCCTTGGGGAAGCGGTCTTGGAAGATCTTGTGTCGTTGGCGTAGCATCTTTTGCTCACGCTCCTGACCAAGAAGCTTCTGAGGGATCAGAGTGGAGATAGAGTCGATGCGTTGACCCACCCTATCTTCACTCATCTCCAACGATATATAAACAACTTTCAGATTCTCAATCAGACACTTCACTGCCTGATTGGCTAGGTAAAGGGACTTGCCGACCCCAGGAGGAGCAACAACCATAGCAAGTTCCTTTTTACGAAGACCACCACCATTCAGACCACGATCAAGGCTAGGCAGGCAAGTCTTGATGTAATCGTCATCATTGACGGTCAGAAGGCGCTCCCATCGTGCTTCGGTGTCTTTGAAGTAATCTTGGCCGAAGTCCTGGCTGCGTGCAACCAGAAGGGCTTCCTTCACCTCAGTCTCGATCTCATCGAAGCGTCCATCTCGCATGAGGTCAACAGACTTGGTGATGGCTTGCTTCATTGATTCTCTGCGAGCAAACTTCTCCACACAGTCTACGATGAACTCAGTGTTCTGGACTGTGGAGGCATCAAGGTTGTTGACGAAACAGATCTCGTCCTCATACTCAGCGACAGACTCCGACTGCCTCTTGCGATCCTTGCAGAACTCAAGAAGGAAATCGTCATTTGGGAGCTTGTGGTATTTCCCAAAGAACTCCACGATACCTTCGTATAGCGTAGAGTGGATTGGGTACTCAAAATACTCCGACTTGACGAGCGGAGCGATCTCGTTGAAGAAATCAAGATTACTCTTGGCGAGGTTGAGAATGCCTCGCTGAATGTTGTCTGAAAAGTTGTATGCCATATCGTTGTTTATCGTTTGCCAAGGTTTCGGTACGCTTGGCTGTTATTGTAGACTGATTCCTTCATCTTGTCACCCATTTTCTCGGACATTTTTTTATCAGCCTCTGTTTTTCGTACACCACCGTAGGCTTCGACGCCTTCTTCAGTAAGCCCATATTGTTTGTATGGACATTTAGTTTCTTCACCCATTCGCTTCGTGGCATCAAGTAGGTTTTCCATAACCTCCTTGCCCTTAGCCTTGTCTTCGTAGACAAGTTTGTGCTGCTTGCGCTTGTTAGTGTAGTAGTCGTTGCCATTAAACATTACAGGGACATCGCCCCAATGCCTGTTCTTAAGCTTTTTACACTCAGGACAACGAGAACGGGAAGGCGCTTTACTCATAGGCGCTTCCCGTTCCCAAATTACTTCACAGTCATGACAGATGAACTCGTAGATAGCCATGACCTATTATAGTATCAGCCCCAGCCGACTCCACGCTGTCCCCAGGAAGTTCTTCCACTCTCGTTCATACCGTCAGAACCAAAGTTAACATTATCAAGCCCTCGGATGACATAAGAGATTGGAAGATTATTTCTACCTTGGTTGGTGGTAGTTCCTGCATCAAGTGCTTCTTGAGGAAGTCTTATACCAGGAGTTCCAGTTTCTAACCAAACATTTCCTCCCAAATCAGTCAGCGTGTGTGTTTTTGTATTGAAGAAGCCTGACTTTAGCCCAGTTCCCCACTTACAATCTTTGAATGAGAACTCTCCCTTTAAACAGTTTCCATTAGATGCAACGGGGTACTCAGGGTCACATGTAAACATGTAATGACCACCTCCGTTAAGAATGCAGTTTGTAAACCTCATCTCACCTAGATCAGTTGCCGTTGGATCACTTGTGCTACCACCGTACTGATGGATCTTATCAGGGTTTGCACCTTGATAATGGTCTGGGTTGGTAGTTCCATCGCCCCATGTAGAGGGCCTTTGATCAAATGTACAATCACCGAAATGAATTATGGGATTTACTGATTTGTAAATTTGATGTGCATCCGCGTGAGGACTAAAGCCGTTGTTAGCGTTGTAGTGTCCATTATTACCGTTCAATGAACTATCCTCAGCGTTCATATATTTTCCAAAATAGCAGTTAGTTACTCTATAACTACCCGATCTAAATCTGATAAAATCTCCAATGACATTATCAAAGTTACACTTATGCATACCTCTAAAGGCCATCATAAAGGTTAGAGATCCACCTCCTCGGAAGTCGCAATACTCAAAGTCTACCTTCTTATTGATATTACCACCACCTTGGTTGTTATCCCAACAAACATAGTATTGATTTATACCGTCGTGGTAGTCAGTCTGTCCAGAGAACTGGCAGTCTACGAACCTAAGTGGGTTAGTAGTTTTAATTTTACACTGCTCGAAATTCATTCCACTAACAACCAATCCAGCAGCAGGGACTTCTATCCTGTTGGTAGAGTTTCCTGCACCTGGGTCTACATATTGAACTGTTCCGCTATAAGGATGGTTTGTTAGTGTTACACCATCTCTAACACCTGTGGTGGCACTTGTCTCACCACCAACAGGAGCAGATTCAACTCTAGAAAGAATCTCGTCATCACTTAGCTCAACAGGGCTCACATAAGTAGGCATCTTTCCTACTTCATTAGCCACTAAATTTCCATCATCATCTTCATCATCAAAGATTACAGTCTCAAACTTTCCTGTCTTAGTTGGAATTCTTGTTCCTGTACCAAGACCGTTTCTAGCAAAACCAGCTTCATTGAACTCAATTGTCAAGGTGCTAAGAGTTGAGCAAACAGATAGCGAATCACCTGCGTCAGTTCCAGTTGTAACGCTACCGCTTACAAGAACACCACTAACTGTATCACCATCAACGAAGGTTCCATTGTTATCAGTAGCCTCAGAGTAAATAAGCACACCTTTACTAGTCTCCTCAGGACCCATTGTCAAGGTGATACCAGTAGAAAGATCAATCTTGTCTCCTACAGGACTCTCGTAGAAAGGAATGTCAGGAGGTGCAAGCACATTGTCCATAGGACTTGAGTTGGCAGGACCTCTTCCTGTTTTATACACCTCACTACCGTCGTAGTGTCTGTTATTAAATGCTGTATACTCTGGGATCCAAGGACCTCCGTTGTCTGTGGTTTCGTTTGCTGGAGCGGTGAGATGGTATTGACACCAACCCATTCCAATGTAGGGATCGTTGTTTTCGCCTGTCGTATAACCTTCATCATTGTTGTAGTCATCCGCTTCACCATAGAACTTGTTATTTATAACAAAACAGTTATTTAGAGGGCCAAACTTTGCTGCAAGAAGAATAGCGTTGGAGCATCCTTTATTGAAGTAATTTGAATCAATTACAAGACCACTTAGATCTATTCCTACGATTGGGTTGCCATCAGAGTCGGTTGTTTTGTTTTGCCAAATAATAGAGGCACTGTGAACTCTATTTGGAGGAGTTTCAAAGTAGCCTGGAAGATCAAAATGGTTCCATCTACATATTAGATTTTTACCAGGGCCTCTGTGTTGCCAAACATCAGCGTGTGCGGATGGGAATTCTGCCTTGTTACCCATGTGCTGAAAGTGACACGACTCTACAGTAACATTACCCTTTCCATCTCCAGATTGTGATTTTATAAAATCAAAGCTTGCGTCGTAGAAAGCGCATCTTCTTACAGTAGTGTTTCCTATTAACAGGGAAGCTGAATCACATCTCTCAATACTACAATCTTCTATTGTTATTCCCGTAAAGTCGAAGGTAGCATTAAGTGCATACAGTGCGTATTCAGTAGGACTGTCGCCCGCATCAGCACCTTGAATAAGACAGTTTCTAAATGTGACATCGTTAGCCTTTACATTAACAACACCGTTAACAATAGCGTTCTCTACAAGAAGACCGTTTGTAGTAATTTTATCAGTGACTCCACCGTCTCCACCCCAAGCAGATAAGGTTACAGGAGAGCCATAAGTCTGTTGCCAGATCTCATTATTGTAGCCACAGTTTGTACCAGAGATAGGAAGGAATGGGGCACTGAAGACGCCTGGGGCTCCTCCTGACCAAAAGTAATAATCAGCAGTGTTATCCGTTGTTGCTGTTCCACTTACAGTAAACTCAACACTTTCATCATAATCTCTTGTTTTAGCAACTGTAAACCCATCTATTACAGCAGCGGTAGGAGAGGGAATGATATGTGGATCAGTATCGAACTGGAACTTAAGATCAGGCTTCACAGCCTTTGCCGTAACAGCAGTATCAAAACTATCGTTAGCATCGTTAGAAGGACTCTCAACTACGGTAGTGCCTCCGTTGTTGCTTATGGAGCTAACAGATACATGAACTGTATGGTCAGCAGAAGTGTCAGCGGCACAAGACAAACTAACACTCTTTACATATGTTCCCTTTGGAAGGTCTACTGTGGAAGGTGTAAGAGTGAAGTCCTCTCCTAATGTAAACCCAGCGTTATCACTAGATGCGGTAAGAGTTACAGTTAGTTTATCAAGGTGGACACCGCCGCTTAGAGATACCTCAAACTTATCAGCCTTACCAGCCTTGAGGGTTGAAGCGCCATCGTTTAGGACAGCACGGGTTCCTTTTTTGTAACCACCATTCTGAGGGCTAACACCTTCTTCAAAGTTTTGTGATACCTCAGCAGCGGTAAGTGCTCTACGATAAATGGCTGTTAGGTAGTAACCACCTTTGGCTTTCTTTTGACCATTTCTTGCTGCTCCTGTTGATATTCTAGCAGTAGGGTCCCAGTCTTCAAAAATCTCAGAGCTATCATCGTAAACATTTTTGCTGTCTACTAGAACACCGTCAACATAAAATCTTGCCTCGGCTCTATCTAGTTCTGTGTTATACTTAGCTGTCACCACTAAATGAACTAGTTGGTCTGTAACTGCTGTGTCATCCGCAGACCACAGTTGATGAACTGTGTCGTACATTTTAACTCTAGCAGCATAAGATCTAGCGTTGTGGTTGGATGCGTTTCCAGTCCAAGTTCCATGTCCCAGCATTACACACTGGTCGGTATAGGTTGTGTTAACAGGAACTATGGTAGCAATTCTTCCTGGTCCTGAGGTGGCTAGTCCATCCTGATCAGAGGGCTTGAACCACGCTTCCATTGTAACTTCGTTAGCAGCTATAGGACCAGCGGTAAACTCTTGGGAGCCTGTGTTTCTAGTCGCCCCTCCTGCACTAAGGTTTAGGTAATACCTGTCGTTCTGCGAGCTATCTCGTGACCACTCTCCTAGAAGACCAGCACCAGCGTTTTCGATCCAGTTAAGGTCTGATTCTCTAGTCAGAGGAGTTCTATCAATGATAGTGTTTCCGTTTCCTTCATCAAACCACCACTCACAAAGCAGACCATCTTGTACCCTGTTAGTACCGTTGTATCTTGCTTTGTCAGAGTATGATGTAGTTCCTCTTTGAAACGAATCATTCTTGCTGGGCGGTATTAATGCTTTCTTTGCATACGCCCATGCTCTTGCTCTTGCAGCAAGAGTTCTACCGCCTTCAAACTTTGGTCTCCTAATATCCCAACCCATAATAAAAATACCTCCAAGTATTCATATGTATTTAGAATACTTGGAGGCAAAAGAATGAAAAAAATCAGTCTTCCCAATAGGGATCGTTTACATCAGGTAGCTTCTCAAACTCAGCCGCACTCGCCATCTCCTCCGAGTGTACAGGCTGCTCCGTCTGCTGCTCCAACGGCGTTTTGTTGTCCCATGTATCGTTCGACATTTTCTTTAGTAAGTGGTATAGCTTGTAGAGGTTCATTGCCCTTTGAGCCCGCTCTATATATAGTCATGCCTTTCAGATAGGGCATATAGTTCACGGCATCCTCAATCATAGTAGCGGGATCGAACTGCTCTGGCAAGTTAATAGTCTTGCTGATACAGGAGTCGATGAAGCGTTGGATCGTAGCTTGGACAGCCATATGCTCCTCAGGAGTGATGTCGTAAGCTCCTACGAAGGCGTCGAGTCTCTTTCCAGCATCGAAATACTCCTGGAAAAGAGGGTCTGCGACGAACTGCTCTTTCCAGACATTTCCCTGACGCCATCTGCGATTGTACATAGCCGAAAAGATAGGTTCAATACCAGAACTGACGCCCATAAGCATAGAAATCGTACCAGTAGGGGGTATGGTGAGCATAACAGCATTACGAATACCATACTTACGGATGTAATGACGAATCCTAATAGGAAGTGTCTTAGCAAAATCCTCACTCAGGTACTTCTCCTTATCGAATGCGGGGAAAGGTGCCTTGTCCCTCGCAAGGTATATACTAGCTTTGTAAGCCTCATCTCTAATTGTAGCGAACAGTCTTTCTAGGAATTCTAGACTTTTCTCGCTACCATAACGAATACCTAGCTTGATAAACATGTGGTGAAGACCCATGACACCAAGACCAACACGACGAGAGCGTTGACCAACCTCCTTACACTCAGCGGTGGGGAAGTGGTTGACGGTCAGGACATTATCTAGGAAACGAACGCCAGTGCGAACAGTCTTGGCTAGACGCTTCCAGTCCACATCGGAACCATCCTCAAGACACATATTGGCAAGGTTAACATTACCTAGGCAGCAGTTGCCGTAAGAGGGAAGGCTAATCTCACCACAAGGGTTAGTAGAAGGTAGCTCCTCGAAGTAGGAAACATTTGTAAAAGAGTTAGCAAGGTCGATGTTGTAGACGCCAGGATCACCAGACTCAACAGCATTGGTCCAGATTCTTTCCCAGAGTTTACGAGCAGAGATATCAGCCTGACCAACCAACTCAAAGCTTTCAGTCCAGTCAGCACGGTGGAAGTTCTCAGCACGACCGATAGCATCATCAGCATCAAGAGCGATTACATCAAGCTCACGCTCCTCTCCCTTGCTGTTAGTAGCACGAAGGGTGAAGTTGTGATACTCCTTGTTACCGTATGAGAAGTACCAAGGCTCATCGTTCTGGACAGCCTCAACGAATCTGTTGGTAATAGCAACGGAGATGTTGAAGTTATTAAGCTGACCTTGATCTAGCTTGACCGTTAGGAAATCAAGGAGATCAGGGTGAGTAACATTAAGTATACCCATAAGAGCCGTGCGGCGGTTTTTACCTGACTTGACATGCTCACCTACCTCATTAATCATCTTGAGAACAGAAACACTGCCTGGAGCAGAGTTCTTTACATTACCGATATCATCGCCTTGAGGACGAATCTTAGATACATTAAAACCAATACCACCACCAGCACATGAAATCTTGTACATGTCCTGAATAGTTTTTCCAATGCTATCGACACTATCCTCAGGAATGATGACATAACAGTTTAGTAGATTGTGCTTACCAGCATTGCGGCCAGAACCATAAATAATTCTACCGCCAGGAACAAAGTCCCCACTAGATATAGCATCATAAAACCAACCTTCGACTCTTTCTTTGTCTTCATCTGGTTCTGCTCCTGCTACAGTGCGGGCGATTGCTTTAGCACGCTGGCGCCACTCCTTTTCTCCAGGGTAAGCGTAACGGCTCATAAAGATTTCTTGACCTAGATCATTCAACTTGGCGATGGTCATTTGATTGTTGATACTCCTTTTTCTTTTGTGATATTAATCTTCTTGTGTCTCGACATGTGCTGTGCGAGATGAGGGTTGTGTGTAATGACGAAAAGAGTCCTGTCCTTCTTGAGATCACATAGTAGTTCGTAAAGACCGTTGATACCGTCCTCGTCCAAGTTTTCTGCGACCTCATCAAAGAACAAGACACTACTTTGATGACCGTTGGACATTGTAAGAAGTGTTTGCAGTCCTAGCATCACCGCTAGGTTTACTTTCCTACGCTCTCCACCAGATAGAGATATATAGTGACGATGCTTTCCTAGCACTTCAATATTTTCAGACAATTCCTCATCAAATTCTACAGTGATCCTACCGTTTGTTAAATACCCAAGGTAATAATTACAATGGGTATTAAGGTAATCCCTTACAGTCCTAATCACAAACCGAATGAGACCTTTCTCAGAGAACGCCTTGTCCCAGAACCCAAAGATGTCATACTTAATCTCTAGGTCTGCTTTGCGTGCGTTAAGTGCTACTCTTTCCGACTTAGCCTCTGTAAGTAGATCTGTGTAGACCTCTTCGTTCTTTTGCTCACTCCACTTGGCATACTCCCTGGGAGTACATGGAAGACGCTCTATCATGCCTTTAAGGTCTGCTAATTCCTGCTGTAGATCTTGAACATCTCTCTCGTACTTTTCTAATTTCTCTTGGCAGAAATCGTAGAACTCCTGGGTAACCTCATCATTCTTTTCTGTACCGCACTCAGAACACTTCCATGAACTCTTGGCACCTACACCCTGAGCCACTACCTTTCGTGCTTTGGTGATGGCAGTCCCGCCTAGGTTTTTGATCTCCCTCTTGATGGAGTCCATCCTGATAGAGCATTTCGTATTACGCTTTTCTTGATCGATGATCTGGTCGAGCGTAAACTTCTCAAGGATTTCTTGTTGCTTTTTCGTGAGCCTAGCTCCCGTGACCTTTTCTTCATACTTATCAATGTCCCTCTCTAGTTTTGATACAAGGACCTCACACTCCTTGATACCAGACCTAAGGTCACTACGCTTGCGCTTGATCTTGTTCTTCATATCGAAGATGTAATCAAGGTTAAGGAACCTGTTGATGATCTTTCTCTTGTCGTCAGGGGTCGCGTCTAGGAAGTCTACATTCGAATGCTGTCCGAATACGGACGCGGCCATAAAGGTCTTGTAATCGACTCCTAGGGCCTTCTCAATAGCTTCCTGAGTTCTACTAGCGTGGGCAAGGGAACGGTCCTCCCCATTTACACAAAACTTAAGACTTGTAGGCTTTCGGCTTCGAGTGATCTCAATGTTATCATTGATCTTGATCTTGACAACACACTTCCGACCTACGGAAGTATTGACCATAGCATCTTCTGTACTCTTACGAATACTTTTGCCAAATAGTCCGTATACAATAGCCTCCAAAATAACTGATTTGCCTGACCCATTACTTCCACCTGTATCTTTATTTATACCTTCAACCCCAACAAGTCCTTTATACTTGTTGAAGTTGATCTTACCTTTCTTGTACGAGTAGAAGTTCTCGAACTCAACACTATTGATCTTCATCTCTTAGTTCTACCAGGGCTTGTCGTAGTTGATCCTTAGTGTAGACACTGACCGCTTGCTCAAGGTAGTCCTCTAGGATCTGGTCGTTCACTTGGAACATTGATACATCTGTCTTATAGTTGCTCAGTTCTTCCTCGTCATAGGTTGGAAGATACTTGATGTCCCACTCACATACATGAGGATACATCTGCTTAAGGTCATAGACATTGTAGTCCATATCGTCACGCTCCAAAAGCAACCTTACAATAACATAACGATTCCTGTGATCGTTTACATCGTCCAAGGTTCTAGGTGTAACAGTCAGGTGGATAGGACCTGTGGTCATGTCTACGAACTCTACAGTCTCATCCTCCACAATTGCGTAAAATTTGTCTCCTCCGTCGTGGAAGCATGTAGAGTACGGTGTACCCAAGACCTTGATGTTCTCTCTCGTATGATGCTGGTGGATGTGACCCAGGAATGTTGTACGATTAAAATCATCAGGACAGATAGCAAAATCGGCATCACCAGCATTGTTGAGAGAACCTTCATAACCAAAATGCCCAAAAACAATAGCACCGTCAGGAGACTTTCCCAACTCTTCCTTAATAACTTGTTCATTCTCATAGTGTGGAATGAAATGATAGTTGCCTATGACAGCAGGTTTCGTAATGACCTTAATGCTGCCCGCAGCCGAGAAGACAGCATTACGCTCCAGTAGGCTAAGAATGGTGACACCATCATCAGCTTTGCTGGCGCTGTCATGATTACCTCGCAAGATGAACACATTTTTCTTTACTCCTTGAAATAGATTTCTTACATCGAGAATACATTCGGGTGAAGGTGACCGCTTGTCAAACACATCACCAAGAAATACGACATTATCACAAGCCACTCCTTGAAGGAGATCTCTGATACATTGGATTTGGCATAGCCGTAGTTCCCTGTTGGTGTTGTGAAAGTGGGTGTCTCCAATTACCAAAGTCCTCATACTAATGCTCTCCAAGCAACGGGGAACAGTTCCGACATAATATCATCGATAGCAAATGCGTAGTGTTGAGTTTCCTCTTGTGCGTTGTTGTCACTACGCTGTAACGCAACGCGAGCCAGTGATGCAAGAGAGCCCGTCCAATACCATTCTGTGTACATGCACTGTGGAAGGATGCCTCTTGCGATCTCTGGTGCAAGTCCTTCAATAATAGACACATCGTAGGTATCTCTAGCAAGGTTTATGGCTTGCTTGTACATATCGTACACTCTCTCCTTGCCTTCAATCTCCTTATCACCTGATCCTTGCTTGATACTTTTATCAGGCCGTTCACGCCAGTAATTAGGAGTGTAGAAATCAGGTTCAAAATCAACATAGCGGCGCGAGATCTCATTTTCTACCATGCCTACCTTATGCTTGAAGAGTTGCGTCCTCACAAAGATCGGCGCCTTTATGTGAAATTGAACCTGAGGATGGGCGAATGGGGTCCAATGGTTATGCTTTGCGAGATAGTTGATGAGCTTCTCATCTCCTTCATCTAGCTCATCTTTGCGCTTGTTAAAAGAAACTCGCGCAGCATTAACCACAGTAAGATCGGACCCCATCCAATCGATAAGACGGACGAAGCCGTGATCCAAACACTCAACAGTATAGTTCTTATCAATCATTAAAATACTCCAGTAACTCTGTTATGTTTTGGACGGCTCCGTCCTTGTAATGAACCTCTTGACCGTCACCGAATGAACGACCTACTTCGGCATCAATCTTGAGGGGTACTTCGAAATGGATATTGAAATCCTTACGGAGAGTAGGCGTCTCCACTAGTTCATTATAGCACACTTCAAGGCATTCCTGCAATGAATTCTTCGGACATGTTATCTCAAGTGAGTCGTGGACAGTAGATACAATCTTAGCTCCCGTTGCTGGTAGAGATTGGCTAAGTCCTTTGATACCACATAGGATGATGTCTGATGCGGCTGACTGGATAGTAAAGTTGAGACCTTGGCGTAGAGCCCTGCGAACAATCTTGTCATCCTTAGACCTGACATTAGGTAGTCTTCGCTTGCGTCCGAAGATAGAAGTGATGTAACCGTCCTCTCTGATCGTTTCGTAAGTGTTGTTGATATACGACCCGATGCCTGGAAAGACTTCCATGTAGGTGTTGATGATATGCTCTGCTCGGTCTAGTGAGATTCTGTTATTGTTAGCGAGCGTGAAAGCAGTACCACCGTATACGATGAGGAAGGAGGTTGCCTTAGCAATCTGTCGCTCCTCTTTTTGAACCTTCTCTGCGGACTTGTTGAACAATAGTGAGGCAGAGTAGGTGTGTAGATCGACGCCATCTTTGAATGCCTTACACATGCGTTCATCCTCGGCTACATGCGCGAGAACTCGTAGCTCCATGCCTGCGTAGTCGATGGTGACAAACGCCTGATCCTCAGGTGCTACAAAGATGCGTCGAATGTTATTGTTGGTATCCCGAGGTAGCGTATGGAATGATACACCCATCGCCTTCTCAGCATTGTAGGAGCCGCAAGAGAGCCGACCCGTGACTGTGCCATCGAGCTTGTAATCACAGTAGACCTTGTTACGACCATTGTATTCAATAGCCGTGTGTAAACCCCGAATGTAGGTCTTGTGAAGCTTCGCTGCCGCACGATAGTCGAGCAGCCCAGAGATCCACTCTCTTGCTTGTTCTAGTTCCTCAGTTGAACGCTCTTGTAGAACACTACGAGCGGTCAGCTTTTCTTTGTCTTCTCGTCTTCTTGGCACGGTCGTTCAGTTCGTCAGTAATGAAATCGAGTAGTTCATCAAGGGTTGCCTTGTCAGTTGAAGGGTCGCCCTTGCCTGTACGCTTAGGAGGATATAGTAGGAACCCACCCTCATCAGTGTAAAGGATATCTCTAAGATCTACAGTCGATGCTAGGTTAGCACCACGCTTCACTTGCTTGTACATAAGAAGGTCATCCTCCTTAGACATAGCCTGCTTGTCCAGACTCTTACCCACAGAGCCTAGCTCCTCTGGGGCTACATGCAAACCTTCATACTCCATGTCAGAGAACACAGGTAGCACAGGAGACAGTAGCTTCTCCATCACATGCCAGCACCCTTCTTCTTTCAGTAGTTCCTCTAAGGAATGGAACAAGCGAAGAGTGAAATGAGTATCCATAGCATTACCATGGAGACAGTCACCGAGTGGAATATTGGCCCAGTCGAAGTTTTTGTCATTTACAGTAAGCATCAGAGTTGGTCAATGCCCTCAGGGAAGAATAGTTTAACGAGTTCCTTCAAGCTCTTGGGAACATCCTCGTTCCACAGGTGAGCCATCAGCTTAGTATCATAGACATTCGTTGGGTAGATTCCAACATTGTGTAGGAATTTCAGGTCGAACTTCGCATTGTGAAAGACCTTGCGGTTGTTAGGATTCTCAAGAATCTTCTTGACAACATTCAGGATGTAGTCAGTATCCTTCCAAGGTGTGTCCTTGTGTAGCAGAGGAATGGCGTAGTTCTTGTCCTTGGCAGAGATCGCAATCGTGTTAAGCTTATCGGTCAGGAAGTTCAGACCTGTAGTCTCAGTATCAACTGCAATATCCTCGTCGGTTTCGGCCAGCCAAAGTATCTTGTCAAGATCATCGTCGGACATGATAAGATCCACAGGAATCTTCTCTGCCTTGATGCCCGTGATCACCTTGGCAAGGGCGTTCTTAATGTCCTGTTCAAAAATGTACCGATTCTTTGGCTCGGTATGAACAGCGTATGGGTGGAAGATAGGGACGCATACGAACTGGTGGTTACCAGTATCGATATCGAATGCGTTGCCTCTCTTGGTTGTGATACCAGACTTCTTAGTCACCATCTTGAACGCAAGATTTCCACATGCGAACACTAGCTTAGGCTTGACCTGATCAATCGTGGCCCAGAGGTGCTGGCGACAAGCGTGAGTATCAGCAGTCTTCATGTCTGATTCACGCACAGAAGGGCACTTTACAGCAGCAGAGAAGGAAACTCTACAGTCGCCTGGGAGATCTGATGCCACAAGGATATCAGTAAGCGTCTCCACATCTCGGCTGTTAAAAGGATTACTCCTCCCATTATGAAACACGAAAGAATCAGAAAGAAAAAGTACATCAGCCTCATCCATAGATTCATAATCTTGGATGCAATGGGTTGGCTTGTTCCTTTTGAGTTGGGAGCAGCCTTGGCAGAACGGGTGGATAGGAGCTTCTTCATAGAGGTTAGATAGTTGCATTGGGGTTTACACTATAATAGTTAAGTATGAGTAGACATTACATAGACAACAAACGCTTCGAGGAGCTTATCGTATTATACCTCCAAGATCGCAAGGCTCACGAAGAAGAACTGTTTTCTATGTTCGACCTGTTGGTATCCAATGTCATGGGTGCATTCAACTTTGATGTGGACCCTGAGGACGCCAAGCAAGACTGCTTTGTGTTAATATTGAAGACGCTCCAAAATTTCAATCCTGAAAAAGGGAGCGCCTTCAATTTCTTTACAACTGTTATCGTAAATAACTTAAAGCTTGTTTACACTAAGGACAAAAAGTACGCAGAGAAGATCAAGGCTTTCGAGGAACTGCGAGGGTATCGAGGTCCATCTCAGCCCTAATCGACATTGGGTTGTCAAGCACCACTGTCTTCTTCCCTAGTACACATACTAGGCTAGGTGTCCTAGTTTTAAAGATGCAGTAAGCGTGAGGAAGCTCGAAATAATCGATCTCGTAGAGATCAAAGTGTTGTTCGAAGTCCTCCCACGCCTCATGCAGTTCTTTCTTGATAAGCTCCGACTGCGGATCCCAGGGGGAGGTTACTAGAAAACCTACCGCCCCAGACTTTTGCTGTCGGGCTTGCCGAACCACCTTGTTCAGGTGATTTTCACTCTTGAGTTTCTGTAGTTTCAGCATCTTCTTCTACGATCTCAGGCTCTTGTGCCTCGCCCTCAGCCTTCTCGGCCTCTTCTGCCATGCGGGAGATCACTGCCCGCTCCATGGACTGAAGGCCAACCATGAATGCAGTCTTGGTAAACTCCTCCTCGGAGAGACCACCCTGGTTGATTACATTGAAAAAGTTCTTGAAGGCTTCTGCCTCAGGTTTAGTTAGATTAAATTGAATCTTCATTCTATCGTTCCTCCTTCGAAGGATTCTACATTTGTTAATGCTGGTAAGTTCAAGTTTAGGTTCTTCGTCCCAACTCATGATCTATAATAGTACAGAGGTAAATAAGGTTGGAAGATAATTACGATTTATCGAAACTCAGGACCAAGCCCAAGCGAAAGAATAGTAGGGCGAAGGGCGCGGCCTTCGAGAACAAAGTCGCCAAAATACTCAATGAAAGATTCGAAACCAAAGAATTCGCACGGACCCCAGGATCAGGAGCTTTCGCAACGACACATACGCTACCGAAACATCTACAAATCCAGGGAGATCTTATCACTCCTCAAGCATTTGCATACATTATAGAATGCAAGAAGGGGTATAACAACCTCGGCTTTCACTCCATGTTAGATTTTCAATCAAAACTTTGGGAGTGGATCGAGCATATGGAGAAAGACGCAGCCGCCGCAGATAAAGCACCGATTCTTTTTATGGCCCAGGATCGGCAGCCTATCATAACAATACTTAGGTATAAAGAAGAAATAATAAACTATACTGATTCATATACTACATTAATAAGTAAAGAAGGTATAGAGTACATCATGTTATACATGGATGACCTTCTTAAGATACACAATCAGTTCTTCTTTAAGTGACGAGTATTGATGTAGGAATTAGCTTCTGCTTTTCCTTTACCTGCTTTGAACTCAGTAGAACCATCATCAGTAACTGTCCAAGTAGAAGTTCCCGTTGATAAATCTCGTCTAGAGTCTGGATCTAGTAAATCCTTTAGTGGCTCTGCAATCATCTGGTTCTGATTCTCTCTGTAAGTATTACCTGTTGAGAGAATATGGATGCTGGACATGGGATTCTTTCCAGTGCTATCCATACCCATAGATGCTTGAAGTGCTGCAAAGGCAACGAGAGAACCTCTTGATTTATTCTTATCAATGAGCCCGTTGCTTTTTCGTTTGATGCCTTTTTCTAGGAGCAGACGATGTAGTTCTCTTTCTACAAGACCTACAGCCTTAGGACTTCCGTTCTTATCAAACTCCTTAAGAGCAGCGTTCATAATTCTTTTTTGCTCACCTGTTATACCAGCCTGCTCTAGGATCTCCTTTACTTGTTTGGACACAAAGGTTTTAAGCTGCTGTTTACTTAAGTTGGCTGTTTTAGTTTTACCATCCATTAACTTAGTGACAGCATCTTGAACGGTAGCCATTTGGCTAAGTATCTCTCTACCAGCAGCCTTATCAGCCTCACTAACCCCTAGCTGATCCCAAACAAAGTCTCCGTGAGCGTTACCATCTTCTAGAAGTCTACTTGCTTCTCCTCCCAGTCTACTCGCAGTTCCTAGTTTTACAGGACCCTCGTTGATATATGTCTTGAGTGAGTCTCCTAGTAAAAAATACTTGTCCTGTATCTCATCTCCTGATGCTTTGATCGCTCTTTGTAGTGCAGGATCCAAGTCTTCAAATTTGACTTCTGTAACGCTACCTTCAGGCAGTGCCATGCTAGGTCTTTCTCTCATGACATAATCAACATCAGACTTATCACCCTTGCCTGCTACACCACCTACCCTTGCAGCGTAGTCGGGCTTGAGTTCATTAACAAACATCATTGAGTTGATAAGGTAGGTTCTAAGAGGACCCTTGATTGCATCCTTTACATCACCCTTGAAGTTAATACCAAGATCATCCATTGTTGTGATTAGCTCCTGATATTTCTCGTCTAGGATATGCTCTCCCTTCTCTACAAGACTTTTCATCTTCAGGACATTGAATGCCTGAGCGCCAAACTTGGAAATGATGTCTGTCACGATACCAGCAGCCTTATCAGTTTGACCAGTGGCTAGATAGAACCCTGCCACCTGTACTAGCTCACTTGCGTCCTTTACAATGTTACTGAAGTTGCCTGGGGCATCAGAGGCTCTTGCCGCAATCTCTTTTTCAGGTATGGTATAGTTCGCAGAGTCTTCTACTTTGTCTGTGCATAGCCCGCTTACATTACTGTTGTAAGCATTTGCCATCATGTTGATAGGGTTACCCTCTGCTATGCTAAGTGAAACACCAAATCTTTTATCATCATATGGAGCAGCAAAGAAGAACTCGCTCTTGCCAGGGGCCTGCCTTACATTGTCCGCTACTTGTTGCATATCACTATCAGTAGCCTCACAGGTCCTAGACTTGTTATACGCCTTCGCTAACTGAGCCATTGAGTTTATTGAACCAGCCAAGGTCTTAATATCAACATCATCCAAAGCAAAACCGATACTGTCAGTTCTTTCAAACTTAACTCCACCGCCTTCTACCTCTTGAAGTAAGTTGTAGGCTAGAGAACCTCTGTCTTTTCCTCCAAAGATCTTTTGGATAAGCTCTGCTTCCGAGATCAACCCATCCTCTACTAGACCTTGCGAGTCCTTTAGTATTTCCTTGAACTTATCTATTGTCCCTGGCATCAATTCTTCTAGCTTGTTGAGTCTCTCTTGGCTTTCTTCGCTAACTCTACTTAAGACAGGATCTTCTGGAACAACAGGTTCATTTCCAGTGGTTGCGTCTTGTCCTGCGTACCATGCCTGTAGCTTGGCTAATAACTTTGGATTCGCTCCTCTGTTTGCATTAACAATTTGAGAACCTAAAGGGCCTGCTTCGATTTTAACTTCACCTTTTTGATTGACACCTACTAAAACTGGTTTAGCCTTTTCGTTATTAGGTGACTTGACTGAAACGGATTGAGGTCTAGGTGTCCCACTCGAAGGATTCCACTGAGGAGCCTGACTCTTCAAGAACTGCATGACATCATCTTGCTGCTCTCGAAGCGAGTAACTCTCTAGTAATAGCTTGGCGAAGTTCATCATTGTATTATATTAAAAGACCCAACCCAACAAACGCTGGGTTGGGTCAAGAAGGATTGATTATGTGTCAGGGAGCGATAGTTGAAGTACCACCTAGGTTTCCAATGACACCCTCAGGAGTCTCGACCTCACCGTTGTAAACTTCGATGAAGTCGTAGCGGAACTTCATCTCGATGGTGTCGAACTCAGAGGTGCTGTAGTTCTTCTCACTTCTGGTGTAAGACTTGGGGTAGCAACCGATGAGATCAATGACGGACTGGATCTCGCCAGCACCGTTGAACTCACGAATACGAGCCTTGGTCTTGTAGGTGTCAGGAGTGAAAGACTTACCAGTACGCTGGCTGTAAACAGTACCAACATAGTCTAGGAGAAGTCTACCCTCTTTGAAGTTAAGAAGGTTATCGAATGTGACGGTAAGCTCTTGCTGCCCAATCTTACCAGGGTAGTAGACCTTATCGTTCATTCTGTTAACTTCGATGTCTTCGTACTCAAAACCGAAGGTGCTGATTTGCTTGGCACCGAGAGTAATTGCGCGTGAGAAGTTAACACTGTTGCCTGGGAAACCCTCAGGAATAAACAGACTGAACTCCCACTGATAGGACCTTACGGAATCTAGTTCCGTTGAAATGAAAGGAAGTCCTGGTTCAGAAAGATTCCTTTTCTCACGATCTAAAAATTGGCTTGCCATTTATTATGCCTCCGTTATTATGTAGTAGTTACAGATTGACCAGTGAGGTTTAGCTCGAAGACAACAACCTCGGCAGTCTTGGTGGGTCTGATGTATACCTTACACCATAGCTGACCCTTCTCGATTCTGGCAGGAGTGTTTGTGGTTGAGTCACAAACAACCTGATAGCTGGTGATACCACGGCCTCTTCTGATAGGATCTAGAAGCTGGGTAATAAGGCCCTTGACCTGATCCCAAGTTACAGGATCGTTAGGCTCGAAAGCGAACTGTGCAGTAGACTGAAGGACTAGCTTTCTAATGATGATCATTAGTCTGCGAACATTTACTCTGTCAAGAGCACTTGGCTTTCTTTGTGTGGTTCTCTGACCGTAGATTGCGATGCCCTGCTGTGGGAAGTTAACGATTGGGTTGATAACATTACCACCGCTGTACATTGCGTCACGGTCACCTTGGGTAAGAGTTACCTCGACCTCGGTGGGCTTGGTAAGTCTACCCCTGTTTAGACCAGCGGGAGCAAACCATGCCTCTGCAACACTATCAGTGAAGCACATTTGACGCATAGCAAAGATTACTGGGTCGTAGTATTTGTCCTTTCCTGAGAATGCGTCGAACACTTTAACCCAAGGCCAGTAAATAGCAGCGTAGGATGAGTTGAGGGCACTGTTTCTGTTACCTGTGATGCCGTAACCTAGGCCGTTTGACCAGTCTATAGCGTCCTGTGTCTTCGTAATACCGTAAGGAGGTGACAGAAGTGCAAGGAAGAGGTTAGTGCTCTCTGCAAGCGTTACTAGGGCGTTCTGAACGCTCTCTGTGGTAAAGCCAGGGACAGCAGCCACAGTAACACCGATAAGATCATCGTTAAGGACCTGCATACCAGTCTTACCCGTGTCGTTATCAACACCGATAAGAGCAGTTGCCTTATCATTGGAGGCAGATGGGATACCATCGGTTCCGTTGGCTAATTGGTAAGAACCATCTACGAGCTTAACGAATCTTGGGTTAATGTCTGCGGCACCATTACCGTCAACATTCGATCCGACAAGAGCAGACACCTTGCCACCGTAAGCAGTAAGAGCAGTGGTAGTAACATCAGCGCCATCAACAAAAATGTTGCCTTTGATAATACTTGATTTAAGATCAGTAGAACCCGTGTTGATTTCGTCTTCAATGAAATCGTCATCTTCGACGGTGCCTACTGTGAAGTCTTCAAGAGTTACACCATCCTCCTCGACAAAGAGTTGGTTCTTTGTTCCACCTGTGGTAGAAATAGTAACCCTGTTTCCAGCGATAGAACCATCAGCCTTTGTAGTGTAGTTGTACCCAGTTCCAACATAGATACTTTCTACTTTGTATTTCATGTCAGAGAGGGTTAATCCAGCGGCTGTGACTGAGCAAGCCTGAAGACTAGCATCTGGGGTGTTGTAGGCTCCTGTTCCTGTAGAAGACAGTGGTATAACTCCTGAAAAGCCAGTGGTGTAAGCGGCATCAGAGAAGGCTGAGACAATTAGTTCTGTTGAACTTCCAGCCCAACCACCAACAAGGAAGGAATTACCATCGACTCTAATATGATTAATCTTAGCTGCTTCAATTTGGCTGCCAAAAGCTGAATTAAGAGCGGCTTCTTGGTCGCCAGCAGCAGAGACAAAGACCTCAAGAGGAGTTGTGTACTGTTGAGTGCCTGCTGAGTTCTTTACTGATATCTTTAGGTAAGCAGCTTGAGTATCTCCAATGTTGCTAGAAAGGCCAACAGCAGGACAGACACCGTAATCAACACCAGCACTGGCCTCGTCACCACCATCAGCGGCTCTAACAAAGTAAAGTGAGTTAGTGGTTTCGAGAACCTCTACACCACCTTCAATACCTTGACCACCATTCTTAGACTCAGCGAGGGGCTCCCCGAAGGTAGAGATTAAGCTTGCTTCATCAGTGATAAGTGTTGCCTTATCGGTTGGACCCTTGCTTGCAAAGCCTACAATACCAACCACACTGGGGTTGATAGAAGGTACATAATCACTGTTATCGTTCTCGACAACATATACTCCAGGACTCACATACTTTGCCATGATTTATTCCTCACACTGTTCTTATTCTAAGAATTTTTCTAAAGTTAAGATTGTCACACTGTTTTGTGATAGAGTTAGCGGGAACCACAATAGTCTCCTTTGGCCCTATAAAAACACTCTTAGTACCCGTAGGGTACTTCAAGTAGATTTCAAATGATTGTAAACTGTCGTTTGTAATGGACTTCATTTTCGATCTCCTAAGTATATCTAGGACTTGTGGATGCGGTTTTATCTAATTTTATATCCAAATCTCGGTGTTGACCTGAATGATCTTGCCTGTTGAGGTAACCTTGAATCGAGGGCTTTGGATGTAGGACTCCACATTTATATTAAATGTCTTTTGTATTAGCCTATCCTCCTTATCACCAACTTCCACCGCAGAGATATCAGACTCCTCAGCTAGGAACGCCTTTACATTGTTAGCGTAGGGCGTTTCTAGGATAAGATCTGGATTGAACTGAGACCTTAGAGTGGCTGCAATCTGATCTAAGTCCGAGACATACTTAGCCCAAACACTCAATGTGTACTGAGAAATGACAGGAACATCACAAAGACTAACTACCCTTTCAGCCCTCTGAGCCTTGTCATCCCAAACAGAATTGTACAATAACACATCTCTGTATCGACGCTTATTATCGTCCGATAAAACTCCTGCTTGGAAAATCGTGGAGTAGGGTAGGACAATATTGTTCTCTTGAAACTTCTTTGCTACGGCTCGTTCCTGTCTACCGTGGTGCAGCTTAACATTTATATACTCAGATTCGTCGTTAATGTATCCAAGCTGTATCTCAGACAACAAGGATCTAAGCATCTCCTTGTATACTCTAGATGTCATATTTAAACTCTTGGACATCTTGGTTACCTTATCTTTTAGATAACCATACCCAGTCTCAGGAGTTTGATATACTGTATTGTCCTTTGTCGTAAACTCGTAATATCTATCACTCAAGATCTAAGTAGCCTCCTACATCGTCAGCCCTGTCTGTGGTAGGCTGGTTCAAGGTTCCTTCATCTTCGCGGAGGAGTCTTGCGGTGCATACGATGTGATATACGCCGTACATTTCAAAGCTGTCTTCCTGAACCTCGGTGATCTCGTATTTCTGGTTCTGGAACTGTGGTCTTATTTGATCTCCAATCTCAGGTCCTCGTCTAAGAGCATTCTCAATGTAGGACTTGTTAAACACGAACTGCTGGTCGTTTGTAAGCTCAATACCGAAGTTGGATAGAACCTCCTCTACAACAGAAGGTTCGTAATATCCATGAACTAATAAGGGCTCGGATGCTACAGTCTTATTCCTAGCCTCTAAATACACATCGTCATAATCTTCGTTGATAAAGGACTTAAAGTAATGCAATGGAGACCCTGATATTCTAATAAGCTCATCATCTACAAGATTGAAAAGGTTAACATCAGGGTTGTTGGGATCGTAAAAAGATAAAGGAGTAGCGCCTTCCACTCTAGGAAGGTTGTCCATTTGTCTATTTACTTTGAATCTCTTTGCCATCAGCCTGTAGTAAACATGGGAGGTTCTTCAACCTCGTTCATTAGCTCGTCTTTCAGAGCTTGCTTTTCTTGCATTGCTTCTTGTACAAGGGCTGCACCATTTAGTTGAGTGCCTCCCCCTGGACCTGGGACTACAGCAAACTTACCTCTGATCTGGCCTAGAAGCATCTTTGCACAGGCAGTTGAATATTTTTGCAGCCAGTTCTGCATCTTAGGTGTCATGGTCCTAGAGTTTAATCCTCTGAATTCCAAGATGGCTACATCACCCACAGAAGGGATGGGGTATAGCTGCAAGAACTGACCATCGATAATGTCCCATCCACCGTCTTGGCTCAGAACCCTTCGTGTAGTTTCTAGGGTAGACTGTAGAAGGTAGTAATCACCTATTGAAAAGTTATCAAATAGGTAGTTGTCTTGGAAATACTTGATGAAGAAATCGAACTCAAGTGTTCCTGCCTGGGACTGAATGGAGAGCAGGCTTTTCTTGAAGGTAACATAAGTAAGGTTCTTCAAGATGTAAGGAGGGATCGCATACACATTGTAATTAGCAGAAGTGCAGAACGCAGCGAATTGTCTTGTGAAGTGAGGAGCGTGGTAATCAAGCTCTGTGATAGCCTCATCCATGCAAAGTCTAAGTTGATGGTCTGTTAGCTCAACTCTTACGACTGGATGACCAAGAGCAGCCAGAACATAATCTCTTATTTGCTCCTCGAAGTTAGAGAACTCGACTACATCAGACTGCTTGGTCTTATTAAGGTTCTCTAAATCTATCTCTCCTGCAAAAGGAGGATTGTGTTCACCTAACTTGTCGCTGGCGACATTTGTAAAACTGTTCCCATAACCAGTAACCTTAGGATATACGACCGCGACCATCTGAGTCCTCCTTCTTTCTTCTAGTTCGTCTGGGTTTTACAGGCTCACTTACTATTTCTTTGAGCATACTGTACTTAAGTTCAGTATCACTCTCAACAACCTGATTCGGTCTTACCTGTACCAACTCGTTTGATATTTCAAGCAAGACTGGGAACCTACAAGTGCTCCTGTATTTATACTTCATAGTTATATATAGTTCTCATAATAAAAAACTGCCCACTCCTCTGATTTTGAGGAGTGGGCAGGTTTAGGTATCAGTCCTTATCACTTCTCAAGGAAGGGGTTGAACAAGCTATCAGCGCCTACGAGTCTAATGATTCTGTAGAATCTGGAAGCTGGTGCAACAGCAGCCTTACCGTAACGGGTAAGGATGCCCTTTCTGGGCTGGAAGCTCTCAGGATCGGTGATGGTGGGTAGAGCCTGGAAGGGGATGTATGGAGCATACACGAAGCCACCGTCCATGGGGTTACCACCCTTGTAACCGACCATGATCTCGCCCTCTGGGTAAAGAGGATCAACGAAGAGGTCGTAACGACCCATGAACTTACCACGGAACTGGATAGTGCCAGGACCGAAGTTAGTTGGGCCATCAGCAGCCTCGATGCCACCAGTTAGCTTTGCAGCAGTCTCAAGGATTGTTGCAACAACGGGGGAGCAAAGAAGCCAGTTACCAGCACCACGCTGAGTGGTCTTGAAGATATCCTGTGAGGCGAAGTTGATGGCAGCAAGAAGGTTTGCGTACACATCACCGACATGACGAGGAGCGAAGTTAAGAGCACTTGACTCGAAGTCTACAAGGATAACATTCTTGTTGGATCCAGCGGTGGAAGTAGGAAGACCAAGATCAGTGCCGTCAGTTCCTTTGAAAAGGAAATCACCAAACTGTGAATCGACAGCAGTGCCTGGGCTGGTAAAGTTACCCATGCCACCTTGGTTGCTGGCTTGATCAAGGTACTCTTTCTTGAAGAGGCTACCAGCGGTGCCACTGATGTCGTAAGCAAGACCACGAAGGTTCTCGATAAGCTCACGGTCAACCTCAAGGCGAATCTCCTTACCAAGTAGATCAGTAAGCTCGCGCTCAAGATCTAGGTTGTGGTAAGCTCTAAGGTCCTGAGAAGCCTCAAGGGTCCAGAGAGCACGCATCTTCTTGGTACGAGCGACAACAGGCTGCTGCTCGATCTGAAGGGTAACTTCAGGAATTGCAGTGCCAGTAAGCTTCTCACCAGCAGAGACTGACCAACCTTGAGCAAGGGCAGTAGTAGGCCAATTAGCAATAGCGGAAGCCATGTTGCTACCGTCAGCAAAGGCTTCTGAAAGAGCAGAACCACCTAGTTCCTGAGAGGTGGGGGAGGTTCCAGCATCAACATCAATACCTGTGGTAGTGGGCTGAACCTTACCAGTGGTTAGACCTCTGTAGGTAAGGTTGTACTTGCTGTAGATAGTCTCACGGTCAGAACCGTAAGCTCTAGCTGCACCAAGGTAGAAGACCTGTGAGACGGGACCGCTCATAGGCTGAACGCTAACGAGTTGGTTAGCGATTAGTTCGGGGAAGACCCGACGAACGAGAGGGAAAGCAAACTTCTGGAAAGTGCCGAGGCTACCAACGGTAGTAGTACCAGTTCCAACAGCAGCTTCATCGATGCTTTCTTGCTGGGCACTCTTAAGTTGGTTTTCTAGAAGTTGTGCAGTTACTCTCTTAGTATAATCATTTTCGATGCCGTCTAGCGCAGGACCCCACTTCTGTACGAGGTCGTCACTGGCACCCATTTCCATTAAATCCATAACTACAAATCCTTTTAGTTATTGCTCATCGCATAAGCTTGAGCATTTCTTCGGTTAAGAACTCATTTCCGATACTTTCCAGTTTTTGATCCTCAACCTCTTCGTCTACATTGTTAGTAACGACTACAGCTTGCTCGGTAGACTCGAACAACATAGTCTCTTTTTCCTCTGCTAAAGCGTTAACGCTCTCGGTGAGAGAAGCAACTTCTGACTCACGCTTTGAGACCTTAGACTCTAGCAGTTGGATTGTCTTAGCAAGGCGCTCTTGCTCTTTGAGTGACTCGGAAAGCTCACGGGCGAGGACTTCGTTGTCCTCGACAAGCTCAGATGCCTCGGCAAGTCTCTTCTCACTCTCAGCATCAACATGCTCAGGGCGGAACTCGACGGCCATGAAGCCCATAAGCTCACGGAATCTTTGTGCGTCACGGTAAACATCGTTAGACTCATGAAGCTCCTCAAGGGCGGCTTCCTGAATCTGCTGACGCTTCATGGATAGGTAAGCGAAAACCTTGTCGGTAAGATCGCTAACTTCCTCCTGTACTCTTTCCTCAATTAAACCCTGCATAACACCAGCGATTTCAGTGATCGTTTCCTCGGTGATGCCCTCAGGAAGTAACTGAGCAATGTCTTCTATTTTCTTTTTATCCATGATTGTACTCCAATCTATTGTTATCTATACAGTTATTATAGGTGTGCTCGTTTTTTATGATTTTTTCTTAGGCTTACCGTAAATATCCTTTCCTTCTCTTTCCATCTTTCTTCTATGAAGTTCAGCCTGACTCTTAGGAGAAAGCTTCATAACTCGTTTTGCCTTCTCAGGGGCGTTCATCTCTGAAAGAACAGAGCCAACGCGAGAGAAGAGAGTGGAGTCCGCAATGCCATGTCTAGCTTTGTATGCTCTTCTAGCAGAGGGTCCCATGCCTGCCATCTTTCTACGCATTCTTTCTTTGTTGGCTTGGATGGCGGCTGGGCTTTGCATTTCATCTTTTCTCTCGCCCTTACCGATCACACCTCTGCCCATAAGAATGTCCTTGAAGGTAACCTTACCATCACCACTGAGGTCAGGGAACTTCTTGCCACCTTTCTTGGCAGGAGCTTTCTTAGCCTTCTTCATCTTGGCCTCGTTAAGGCTCTCAGTAAGAAGAGTAGCGAAAACCTTCTCCTTGGTCACGCGAGGAAGAACATCGTTCATGATCTCTTCTACGAGTACGCTTTGACGGGACTCAGCAAGAGAAGGGAAAGCACCACGGGTAGAAGGATCAGCAACTAGGTCCCAGGTGATAAGGCGGAAGTCTTCGTTGACATAACGCTTACCGTCCTGACCCTCGGAGAGAGTGCCCATACCGCGTGAAGAGATACCAACCTGAACACCGCCCTCGATAAGTGCCTTAGCGACCTTACCCATGGGAGTGTCTAGGATCTCAGCCTCACCGATAATCTCGTTACCCTTAGCTTCAAGCTTAGTGATAAGGTGAGAAACATTTGAAAGCTTAACGCTGTCGTGCTGAGGGTGATCAAGCTCGCCCATAAGACGGCGACCTCTCATGGCCTCGTCTAGCTTCTTGATCTCACGCTCAAGGAGAGCCTTGGGGTAGATGCGCTTGTTGTTGTTCTCCTCGTCTGCACGCTGGAAAACGCCACGAACTCGCATAGGACCACCTTTGCCTTCGTTGAGGACCTGTAAGTTTTCGATAATGAATACATCTTCTATTAACATCACTTTTTCCTTTTAGCTGTGTACTTCTTTGGTTGATCCTTTTTTCTTCGAGCCGCTGCCTTCAACCTACCAGCAGTAGCGCCACCATGCTTTACTCTTGTTCTAGCAGCATGGCTTTTAATGCTTTTCCAACTAGAACCTGGGGTTGAACTCCCTGGTGTAAAGCCTTTAGCTGTTCTACCAGAAACTCTTTGTTGTTTACTCTTGCCCCAACCCCCAGAGGTTGTGACATACATTCTATATGAGCCTTTTGTAGAGAAAATAGTACCAGGGCTAGTCTTCTTTAGAGCAGCCTTGATGGTGTCGTAAATTGGAACTTTACTCTTACGAGAGCTAGTTACATTCTTTCTTTTGTAACTACCTCTACCACTAGGGTATCGTTCAGACTTTTCGTTTAACGACTGCTCTTTTCCTCTTACCAGATCTATTAGGCTCATAAGTTTTTCCTCCAGCGTAGTTAGGAGCGCCAAGGCTCCCTACAGTCGTAGTCCCAGTAGTAACACCTAGCTCGTTAAGAAGCTCCTTCAGTTCGTTAATCTTAACTTGAATCTGCTCCTTAATCTGCTTCTTCCTTTCTTCTTGAAGGTTGACCTGAGGTACAGGATCTCGCCTAACTCCGAAGGAATTAGCAAGAACATCGTTAACATCTTCTTGAAGAACTTGAACATTCTCTATATCGGGCACATTGCCCCTCACGGGAGCTTTGTGTGAAACAGGCTGAGGATTATCCTTCTCTTGCTTAAGCAAAGCTTGAGCAAAATCGCCAATCCCCATACCTGTTTCTTTAAGAGAAGCCATTATTTAGAGCCTCGCTTTCAAGGATTTAACTTAGAGCCTTTAGGGGCGTACTTAGATCTTTTCCCTGCTGCTACGAGTCGTTCGTCGTTTTTCCCAGCTTGGTTCTGTGTTTTTAGATCGAATTTCTCATCCGTTCTCAAACCCTCAACGAATTCAACGATAGCTTCGATTTGATCATCGTTAAGACCCTCAAGAAGATCGACCTCTTCGGCCTCCTCTTCTTCTTCAACAACCTCACCTTCCTCGGCCTCTTCGGCCTCAGCGAGAAGTTGCTCTGCCTCTTGGAAGACGCCTAGCATTTGCTCGGCGTGCTCAAGAAGAACCTCGTCGGAAAGCTCACCCTCAAGGGTGGACTCGCATAGAGGGCAAGTGTGAGCCTCAGGAGCAGTCTCCTCGGCCTTAGCTTCTTCGATGACCTCTTGCTCCTGAACGGGAGCAACGGACTCTGTAAGTAAACCAGCCTTCTTCCAGGCTGAGGTGCCGAGTACGGCTTCTCTTAATTGATCTCTGTTCATAATAAACTCCTGACGCTCTAAGCGTCTGTAAATATGTATACCTAGTTAAATTTAATTAGTGATTTTTCCTGTTTTTTAGGTGAAGATATTAACTGTTCTTGATTCCCCTTCTGTAAAATGACCGCAACTTCGAGCATCCCCGACTCTATGCACAGGGTTTACTCCGATTTTCACTGTTGCAGACCCATCACTAGGAGCAGTTATCTTTGGTGAATCCCCATGGTTATGAACTGGAACTGAAGCTCCATTTACTACAGCCACAGGTTTTCCTTCATAGGTCACAGTGGGGTCACAATTAGCTAATACTAAAGCAGCGTTTTGCAGGTTAGATAAATCTCCTATGATTGATATGCTTGTCATGGTAATATTTCGGGTGTTTCAGCGCCACCTTCAGGCTCCTCAATTTTCACAGCCCGTTCTCTTTTCTTGACTGGGGGTGGGTCGTAATCATCAACATTGTTCAGGCCCTTATCAAATACTTCGGTTATTTGTACAAAGCGTTCCCTAACCGTTTCGCTAGTTGCAAAAGTGTTTGTTGCTATCTGATCTCTTTTCTTATCATAGTCCTCGATATCGCTGTAGAGGGTTTTGCGCTCGTTTGGAGTTAGGTTCTTGAATACTGACCCCCATTCAACTCTCGTCTTAGCCTCATCGATAAAGTTATTATCATCAGCCTTGGCGTCTCTGATTGCTTTGAATAGTTGTCTTGCTGCGCTAGGCTTTCTAGGAAGCTTTTCAGAACCATTCTTGTAAGATTTCCTTACAGATTTAAGCTTTGAGCTATCGTATTCTACCTTGATACTTTTTGATTCTTGTCTAGGATCGACACCTCCGAAGAAATCTGTACCCTTCTCATTAAATATTTCAGGATCCCATCGTTGTGAAGTTTGGGTTCTATCAGGAGATAGTCGGAACACGGCTTTTCTACTTCCATAGCCAGTTAGCTTAGACTTACCAGATCCAATTAAGAACCTTGTCCTGTCAGTTGGGATAAGAACGATGTGCCAAGGGATTCTTCTGGGTATTACTGGGACATCATCTGTTGATCCTTGAATCTTATCAAAGCTGATGTCCTTGAACTCAGCAGTCATATTACTCGTATCTAACATGTGGTCGAAGAAAGGATCACTGGCCTCCATATTGAAATGCATGTAGGGCCAAGGCTTGTACTCAATCCACTCGTTGATCTCATCGGCATCAGTAACCAACTTATAGTTTGCTTTTGATATCCTTACCAGGGGGTTGGTCCTAGATACATCTTCAAGTGTGCTAACCTCTAGTTTAAAGAAGTAGAAATCCTGTCTCGCATCGCTTAGAGAGTATTCTTCCTCTACGAACGAATTCTCATCACTAGAAACAGAAAGCACCGTAGCATAATCTTCGTTTACGATACCAAATGCTTTTCTCAAATCCTCAAAATCAAATACAACCGCTTGCTCAATTAAGGTATCAAGGTCGAGGAATCCTCTAGACCCGTCAGTTTTGTAGTATGTAATGAAGTCTCCTTCATTAATATACTTTGTAGTAGCATCCCCACTAGAGTCTAAGATCTCGTAACTATCGTCTTGCTTAATGTCTATGAACCTAAGAACTGAGTCTGTATCAACATAAGCGATAGCTTTTTCTAGATCCGTAGCCACTGTCTTCCAAATCTTCATCCTCTCTTTATTGAACCCACCATAAACATCAGGGTTGAGAGGCTTGGCTTTTCTGTTTACAAGATCTACAAGGTTGTTCTCATTGGATATATTGTTTGATCTTGAGGTCTTATCGTGAACAGTATTCATACTGAAAAGACCCTGCTCATCAAACTCATCAAGTCTGCCCTCAAATAGTAATATCCTAATTCTTCTAAGAATCTTAGGTCTCAAAGGCTTACCGTCATAATCCTCAAGTAAATCTATTCGTTTTTTTAGATTATCATTGAGGCTCCTGTAAATGTAATTAAGAGACACATCATCAAACGCCCTCTCTGTGGCTTCAGGCTCAGTATCAATGTTCATCACAGCCCAAATAGAAGCATGTACTTGATCGGAGAAGATGGTTAGATGCTTATCGTTGTACATGGGCGTGAACGCACTCTGGGCTCTTACAAACTCATCGTTACCTAAGACATCAAGGATTTTAGGAGTCTTAATAACCCTGTTCATCTCCCTGAGGTAGTTCACCCCTGGACTGTTAAGAATGCCTGGGGCGGCTGAGTCAGTATCCTTAAGAGGATCCCTTGGAGTGCCTTGTCCTTGTATAGGACCAGATCCTCCACCTCCACCGCCAGTATCACACTCTGGGAAATCACTAGAGAAAGGGCTGTCGCAAGGATCAGTGGCACAAGGATATGTAAAAGGATGGTCTGGGGTGGAATTGAGACTTAAACACTCTTGAAAAGATCCTAACGAGTCTAGACAAGAAACTGGAGTATAGTTAACTGGAATGGCAGCCACTACAGTCCCACACTGATCCTTAAACTCATAGTTCAAAGTAAAAGGCCCAGAGGTTAAAGTTATCTCGTATGTCCAAGTTAGATCAATGCCTACAACCTCTGTCTCTATTACATTTCCATTTATAAGTAGTTGGAAATCTTCTAAATTACTGTAAGAAGGATCATCCGATAAATTAGGACCTAGTGCATTTCTTGATGATATGCTAAGGGTTCTTGTGGTCTCTCCTGGGCAGTAGTAAGTCTCAATGCTATTACCGCCATCGTAAGCGAACTGTAGCCTAGCAGCTATTACTTCAGTGAGAGATTGTCCTACAGGTTCATCATAACAATCTTGACAGTCCAAAACTGATTGTGAGCATTCTACAAGGTCAGTAAATACAACATCTACATTATCAGGAGTAGCACATTCACCTGTAGTTACACAATTACCATCATTAAATTCACAATTTATATTTGTGTAGTTGTCTTTCGAGGGCTCTACTTCGCAACAATAAGTTTGTTGGCTTTTTTCGCAAGCCTGTTTTGTCTTAAAGACCCTCTCTCCGTTAGGACCTGCATTTCCTGAGTCTATGATACAATCATCATCGACATAGCTTTGACACTGCCCTCCTTCAATACCTACAGGGCAGTACCAATAAGTAGCAGGTTCGCAACATGTAGCATTACAAGCTCCTGACTCTAGGAAGTAATTAGTTCCATTACCTAAAGGATCATCAGCAGTACAGAAATCACTAACAGTATCACAGAAACCTTGTTCTGGATTGTTACATATGTATACTTCTGTTGTGCCTGGACACTCTGCATCACAACTAGCTTGATCAGCAAATATATCGGGACGAATTACAAGATCACAAGATCCTGGCTGTGTATACTGATTACATGTCCCGCACTTAGTTGATTGAGACTCAGTGTCACATTGGTAGTAGACGGGCATAGGGCAACAAGGATATGTTGCATTGCAATCATCTTTACTTTTATAGGCAGGACTACCGTTGTACTGTATTTCATCAGGGGCGTCCTCGCAATCAGTTACACCAAGATCAACTAAAGTAGGATTTACTATGGTACATTCCGTTAGATTCTCTGATTGATCTAAAGCTGTACATTGCCAATATTGACAGGTTTCGTCACTAATACATCCATCAGCAACACACTGCTCTACACTTAAGTAAAGCTCCCTTCCAAAGTATTGTTCAGCCGCCCCCTCAAACTCTGCACATACTTCATCTTGGGCTATGTGGAAAGGAGGCGGATAATCTTCACAGCAACCATCTGCATCAGTTTGGTCGCAACCATCTTGAGATGCTGCACACTGAATAAACCCACAAGGCTTGCTAGGGCAACAGGATTCGTTGCAAGCATCTAGGTGGTATTTCTGCCCTCCAATATCAACACAACCCTCTAAGGATGCATCACAGGGTATTCCATACTGAGCGTTGAGTTGTCCTCTGGTGATATTCTGAATTATTGGGACATTTCCCTCACAACAACCTGTGTCAGCACAAGGTCTCTCATCACCACAACCGTATAGACTTACAACATCTAAACAAGGATCATCACCACCAGTATCATCGTCGCAGTCAGGATCGTTTGGATTCTGAGCGCAACATGTAGGATCATTATCTATGCAGTCATCAGGGTCAGTTCCTGCCCCAGGATCAGGCGCGTCTGGTCCTGTCCCCTGGTAAGAGAATATTCTTCTAAAGCAGTCTTGAAATACCGATACCATATCATGTTATGATTGGTTGTCCACCTGTGGTTTGAGTGTCGAATATATAGTTCTGACCCATAACTTGAGTGTGACCCGTGACAGTAAACTCTACAGTTGGGTATGTAACTAAAAGGGGAACTAATGCAGACCAAGATGGTTGGTAGAAGTTGAGATTAACGGCATCGCTAGAATTGTTAGCCTTGAAATTTGATCCCGTACTAACATTTCTAAACTCTTGCGTGTAATACTCAGTAAAAACTGAGAATGCGGAGAAAACATCTCTGCCTCTTTGGGCAACCGTAGACTTGCTGTTCATAGGAGCCCAGAAAGCTCTTTGGCCAAAAGAGCTATCATTTAAAACTTGATCTCTATGAACACCTACTGTACCTGGAAATGTACTGAAAAACTCAGTAGCAGCGTTAGGAGTAAAAGCAACATAAATAGTAAACTCAGCCTCATTACCAACTATTCCATGCTTTTCAATAGCAATCCCAGAGTACCTATTGCGAGTTCCACCAGAACCGCTAGAGGGGACACAATTTCTTAAAACAGCATTGACATCATAATCAATGACATTTAAAGGTAGTGTAACCTTTAACCTTTTTCTAAGATAATAAATTATTTCAGTTCCCCCTAAAAATTCGTCAACTCCATCTGATATCGGTCTGAAATTGTTGTTATCTATTCTATCATAAAGGGATTCAGCAACACTTTGGGTTATTTCACTACCAGTGAAGTCTTGGAATGAACCATTGTTCAGCTTAATAGCGCAGTTGATTCTATCATTTCTTAAAGATCCTAAGTCGGTGGTATCATTTAAATTAGCTGTCCATCCTCCTAAGTCCCAACCAGGCAATCGAGGAAGTTCGGGAAGACCTATAAGTCCATGCTTATTTTGAAGATAGGATATTGCCTCCTGTTCATTACCAATGGTAGAGTCGTCATTAGCCCCTGCTAAACTTAGTAAGGCACCTTCAACACCAAATTTAGTGCCTCCTAAGATAGCACCTTTAGTGATGAATCTTGAACCTCCACCACCAGTGCTACCACCAGTGCCAGTATCAATACCACCGACTGCGCTATCAACATAAGTCTTTAGCTGAGTTACAGCCTTTACCATTGTGGAGTTAAGCTCAGTCTTACCAACAGCAGGGTTGGCAAAAGAAAGAGGTGGGTTGGCAGCAGCAACACCAGCACGCTCATTGTAAGAAAGCTCGGCTGTTCTGAAGAAAGGACGGATATCAATGATATCAGAATCTTCAATAACAGTCTTGCCTTTTCTAACTATGACATAAGCAATAGGAAGAATTGATTGTCCAACAAGAGCGAAGCTATTCTCAAGACCCTCTTGGAAAAGAGGAGTAAGGTTCATCACATCATCAGGTGATGGGAAGCTAACGGAAACATCAGCGAAAGCTCCTTGCTCTACAGTTAGATCAGCAAGAGGTGATACTGTTTGGAAGTGTCCCTCCTCTGAAACAGCGTCTGTCTCCCTAAAGAATGCGTTACTATTTTCTTGGTTGGCTGTGAAAAGAGTGCTGTCAAAGAACCCAGCGTCATTGGCATCAGTGCTATCGTAACCAGTGTACTCGCCAAAACCTTTTAGAGATACAACGCCTGCACCTTTTAGAAGTCCGAGTCTGGGCTCAGTGATAGTTGTAGGGCCTTCTCCATCAGGAAGGGCAATCGTAGTAGAATCAGCATCGATTGGATGGGCGTAGACGAAAAGAAGATCCGCTCTCATCGCAGGGCTATAACCCGTGTTGTTAGAGTAATCAGTATCTGAGAATGCAGGAACTTGAATCTCAATATCATCCTTTACATTGACGATTGAAGTTCTGATTGCACCACCCCATCTTCTTGTGAAAGCTACTGCTTGCTCGGCCAAACCTTCAACTTGGTTCGACATAGTTTGGCCTTGTCTCCAAACTGCGAGCTTGTTCTTTGGTGTGCTTGCTATGGTGGTCAAAGCAGCAGCAGTCCAAGAAAGGTTTCCTTGGCTTGGGTTTACTTGATGATGTTGTAAATGCTCGTAAAGACCGTTGAAGTAAAGTGCTTCTCCTACAACATCACCCGCGATTTGCTTTAGAATGTTCGTTGGAAGATTGAACTTAAACTTCCTGTCAGAAGGGGCGTTTGGATCTACAGTTGCATTAGCAGTTTTTATAAGGGTTTGGATGCCCTTCCCATATGCATCGTTAATCCTAGCAGTAAATCGACCTTTTTGAACTCTTACAGTTCTAGAGGATCCAGTGGCAACAGGCTTTAGTTCAGCGAGATCACTACGAGTTATACCAGATACTTGAGAACCTGCCTCCACTTGATCCTTGAGCCAAAGGACATTCTCCTCTAGCTGCTTGATTGGGATGTTATCAATCTCCCAATGGTAAGGGTCGTTGTTCTTAAAGTATCTTACAGGCTGTGTAAACTTGTAAGCACTCTCGATCCATTGCTTTTTGTTCTGGTCGATTTGGTTTTCTGCGTAGTGATTAGGCATCAGTAGTTTCTCCTAAGATCGAATGTGTGAGGTGATTTGAACCCTGCTCCCGAATCGGTATTAGCATTTTCATTCAAAGCGCCTCCCTGTCCAAGTGTTCCTCTATAGATATCAACCATCTTCGGTCTTCCTGCAAATTCATTAGAGCAATGTTTTGAGTTTGCGAATGCATGTGCAGAAGATTCGTCTAACCTAATATTATAGTTCTCAGTCCTTACCATATCTTCTACGCCTACATACAAAGCTCCGCCAGTAGGAAGTGACCTGTAAGCCCCTCCGAATCTAGATAAAAACCCTGTTCTACCACCCCAGGTTGATAAATCAAAATCAGTAGCCGACATTGACCCCGATGCATGATAGCCTTGAGAATACACTTGATACAATCTGTTATCGTTGAGGCTAGAGCAGTTTGTATACCGTAATTTATGTGCAAAGGGATCAGGCTCTAAGTATAATCTAAAGGGTCCTGTATTTTCATGGGAAGTCCTTCCAAAGAAGTAAGGACCTGATTGTATTGCAGAGATAGAAGTTGAGTAGGGAAGGCCATCAGGGAATCCTGTTTGACCTGACCTTGCTTGATAGTACCTTACAGCTTCAGGTAGGTATTGTCCTGTTCCTCCTGCCGAAACTCCGATACCTGTTAGACCTGTGAATGTCGTGTATACATTCATGCCAGCCCCGTATTGGTCTAGAACGGAAAGGCCGCTGAAGAAAGGGCTCGTACCACCGACGGTAGACGCTTCTAGATGGTTGAAGTTTTCATTGCGAAGCTTTCCTGTGATAGGATCTGCTCCTGCACTAGGCGAGCTATTTGTTCTAAAGTCTACTCCACTAAGGGTACTTAAGCTGTACTTATATCCGTAAGGATAGTGTCCGAAAGCAGAGGTGTGCAATGCAGAAGGAACATATCCTACGGGGTCATCTTCATTGTAGTAAATAGCTTTTGGACCGTGATACCCTGCCTGAGATGGGTAAGTTCCACTTACAGCGACATGGTTGCAATTAAGAGTAGCACCTCCTCCAAATGACCAGATTCTTAGGTTGTTACAAAGATTTGGGCTGTTAAGGGCATCGTAGTAGGCACCATCACCAATAGCAGAGACAGCATTGAAACTAACATTGTTTACATTAACAACACTGTTACCTAGTGCCTGAACACAAACACCACCTTTAGATACCTGCTCCTGATCAGCACCTAAGTTAGCAACAGTGGCTAAGTAACGGTTATACTTTCCATTACCTAAGGTTTGGTTTGATTGGAATGCGAAGTTAGCGGTGGGCTCGCTGGTGTAAGTAATCTTAGCACTGTTGTTGGTATGAAGAACTTCACCAGTAACAGTTGCAGTATTTGGGTTTGGCATGAAGAACATACCGCCCGCATGAGTATAAGCGGAAACATCACCATGATACCCTGCTGGATAATCGTCACTTTGATTAGCTAGTGGGTACATGGAGAAAGCATCACCAAGATCTCTCATGTTTATGGTGGAGTCCTCATCTACAACCATACAAGGGCCGTAAGCATGAACTTCCACAGAAGTATGGTTTCCTACTTGACCAGTTAGATCAAAAGAGGTTGATGCAAATCCATACTGTGAGTCTTCAGTGTGAGGACAGAAGGTTATCTCGGATCCTCCAGCAGCGTACATACCTACTCCATACTGTCCTATGAAGAATGGACCAGAAACTCTACAGCTAGAGTTTTTATCCACAAAGATACCTGCGTCCCTTCTAGTAATAGCACTTGGACCAGTTATAACCGTGGCTAACCTATAACTTCCAAGCAACTCTACCTCAGAATTATTTCTTCCAGAGATGGCAGCACCGTATGCAGGAACAGTAGGGCTCAAGGCAAACTCAGGCTTGTGAGTTCCGCCTTCCGCAACAGAAGATATTCTAGAGTGGACTAGACTTGCCTTTGAGTTGTTAAGGTTAATAGCTGGTTTTACTGAAAGTGCATCTATTCCAATGTTATGTGCAAACAAAGTAAAGGGGCAGCTAGTGTCAAGAGTTTCTGTAAGGTAAGGGATGTATCTGGAATTGTTAAGCTCTAAGTGAACTCCGTTTCCATGATATGCTGTTCTGTAGTTGTAAGCTATACCGTCTGCACCGAAAGTAGAGGTTAGGGCGGTAGCTGTATTGACAGCTTCCTTACCGTAGGCTATCTTACAGTTGTCAGCAACAACACCTTTGTAATCATTGTACTGACAAACAAACCCATCTAGAGTGATTTCTGAATCGACTCCTTCCAGACCAATCTTATTTGAGTAAACATCGACATCACAATCAAGGTCCATAACGGAGTTAACTAGTTTAATGCCAGCCTCCGCGTTATAGCAAGCTTTTAAGGATGCCCTGGCTGTAGAAACTGTGTTTCCACCTCCAACTAGTCTAGAGTTCTGTAAGTAAACTCCGTAGTCATGCTGGTAAGCGACATAAACCGCATCTAACCCGTTTGAGTATGAGTCAGATGATAAAGTTATCGTGGAGTTTACGGCATTAACACCGTAATTAGTTGTGCTTGCTCTGTTAGTATCGTAGTTTCTTCCAGAGAAGAATCTACGGTTTAGAGTAACATCAGAGTTGGAGACATATAGACCGCCTACTTTAGATCTTGTAACGCCACAGTTCTCAATAACTATGTCGTTACAGTTCTTGATGGACATTCCGTAGTCTTCGTAATAAGTTGGAGTAGGACCAAGACCTGTTGCGCCCTGAACAGCGAAGCCTCTAATGTAAATTGGACCATCGCAGTTGTAAACCTTAACACTTCTAAGAGTGTTATTGGTAAACATTCCAACAGCGTTAGCACCTACAACAAAAGTTCCAACTTCGGTTCTTTGAAGGGTAGCTCCTCCTCCTGTTTTAGAATAGTCTAGTGATGACGCACTGTCATTAATATCACTGTTAGCTGGGTCAGAGGCGATGTCTCCTACTAAAACTGTGCTAGTTGAGTTATCTAGGAAAGTTTGAGTGCCACCCGCATGGAAGTTTACGGAAAGCTGATCTGGTCTGAAATCACCACCCCCAGACTCGTTAGATTGAATTACAAAGGACGCACCGTTGTAGGCAATCGACCCATTTCCGAAAAGATCCGAAGTGTTTTGAGAAACTGACAATGCGGAGGTAGCAGCAATAGTATCGAACATATCGCCCGCAATTACAGATGTAATTGCTTTTCTCGTTGCAGTGGATCCAATAGCAGTGACGGTGGCTTGGCCTCTAGTTATAGGTGAGAAAACCCTGTTAATAATCTCAAGCTTACCATCCCCTACGCACTTAATGTTCTTTAACTCAAGGGTCCCTAAATCACCGCTAACGGCTACCTCAATGAGAGTAGGCATTCTAATTACTTCAGGGAGCGCATCCACTGCCGCTGATAATGAAGTAAAGACATTATTGTTACCAGTTGGTGAGGATGAAGATACACATAAAGCCATTCCTGGGATGGAGGAAGCTGGGAAACCTAATCGCTCCCAAAGGAAATCAGTTCTCTCCTCAACATCATAAAGTGGAAGGTTATCCTCCTCCCAATTGTAGAAAGAGCTTGCATCGTGCTTGGTTACAAAAGGGTTCCAGTAGTTGTAAAGCTCAACTCCTGCGCTTGCTGTGTAAAGGTCTGCGGGTATAAATGCCATATCAGAATTGGATTGTCCAGAGGAAGACTAGAGTGAAGGCTGATGTCTTTTTGATTGCTGTGAAAGGTCTGTAGGCCACTAGGATAGGGTTGTCCTCAGAGTTACCCAGAGGATTTCTCATGAAAAGACCTACTTCATTTAGGGGTTGAGTCACAGCAACACCTGATCTAGGTGCCATGACTAAAGTAAATCTGACCGAGTTCTTGGATATTCTATGTATGTTGCTGTATCTAATTCTAACGAAGGGCTCCGTGCCAGCCACGACTACCCCGTTCTTTAGAGGATTCAGATCCACAACATCTGTAAAAGCTATTGAGGAACTATCTCGTTCACCATCGGGAGATAAAAGAACACCGTAGTTGGTAGCAGACTCCAAGGGAGAGGATAACTCATAGGAAGAACTTCCATAGTTATTGATATCTCCACTGACCCCAACCTGAAAGTAACCTATTTGATAATCTTTTATGTTAGAGGACCCCGAGGCAGCAAAAAGACTTGCAAGCCCAACACCCATACCAGAGGTGATTACATTTTGCTCAGACCAGTGTAGGTCCTTAGATCCATCCTCGTAGACCTTCCAAATCTCAAGGTGTCCTTTAGGGTTAAACTTTACTGAACTCATAACAGCCTCTCATATATTTATTATATGTGATAGAATAATCCATTATTTGCATCAGGTTATTGTCAGGGTAACCGAAGAAGTTCCCGTATCATCAGTGAATGCGTTAAATCTAGGAGTAAAGAATGAGAAAGGTCTAGATTGATAGGGTCTAGGCATGTACCCACTAGAATGTCCTTTATGGAAAGCTCCTGTTTTAGGATATCTTTCAAACTGGTTCCAAGCGATTAGACACCCAGAGGCCACCGTGGGGACCTGATAGAAGTTTCCTTTGTTTCCTGTATCTCCCTCTCTGTAATTAGGGGGATCAACGCCTACAAGCCAACCCGTAGCATCTCTCAGACCCGCACTTGAGGGGAATATGTTTCTTTCGTGGAAAGCGCCCGATACCTCTGGGCTTGCTTCTGCAAATATTGATGTTTCGTAAAAGTCCTCAGGAACATCAGCAGCCACCCAAACTCTATACCAACCATCCTTGCATAAGGGATCAGTATACCCGTAGGCAGCCATATCCTTAGATGCGTTAGTGTCTCCGTTATTGGTCCCAGAGAACACTCCACAGTCGTACCTCTCTCCTATGCCTTTTGAAGTAAATCCAAAAGGACCTTGATTAACTTGAGGAGGATCTACACTACTTAAATGAAGGCTTCCGTTTACCGCACTGACTGTGTGCCCTGCACCTGTTAGATCAGCAAATGGGAAAGAATAAGGTAATGAACTTGTTACATTAATAGAGCCAGTGAATACTGGGACCCCAGACTTGTTTGGAAGGAAAAAGTCCTGCCTCTCTCCTTCAATGGTTCCTAGAACTCCATATTGTGAGGAAGAGAGTTGTAGTCCAATATCGCTGTCAGCCAAGAAAGTATTCGCTCCTGTGGCAGAGGTGAAAAGAATTTCAAGGGAGCTTGGGTTTGAGAGTCTAAAAGCCCCTTCGTGAGCAGCCTTGACGCGAATAGGGTCTATGCCGCCCTGAGAGTTCCACTGGAACTGGGCATTTTTAGATTTCTGGGATGCATAGAATCCAACTCCAACATACCCCCTAACAACAACATCCATCTGAAAGAACTCATTACTAATAACAGATGCATCAGTAGTCCTTACGGGATCCTTTGTAATATCATCTACTTTCTTAATATATGTGGAGAATACGACAGTGGAGAGACTTGAATCATAAGGAGCTACTTGATCGTAGTAATCTCCCCCAGGTCTCTCTCCCGTTCCGTCCATCAGATAATCATACTGCCCTGGGCGTCTTTTTCCACATGAGGGCTCGAACAACTTGTTTTCATTTCTAGGCCAAACATATAGTTCCTGAGGGCTATAGAAGAAATTTGCAGGAAGTATACCATCGGGCTGCGAACTAAGTTGAAATTGACGCATCAAGACCCCATCAGGAGGTTGAGTATTGTACACATCAAACCCAGAGTGTAAGTTAGCCCCAGGCCAACCCTCTAGGTTAGCAGTAGTAAACATGCCGTTCTCTTGAGTCCAAGTTCCTAACCCACTTTTAACATTGATATCATCTCTGTTGGCACTTATGTCTAGGTAATTGATGTTAGGGGGAACGCCTATCCCGCTTGTGGTTGTTGGCCTTTGGAAATAACCTCTGGGATCAAGAGAGTAAGTGTTTAGATTGTAAACAGGCTCTCCTGAGGGGGTGTTTAGGAGGGACACATTAAACTCAGCAGCAGTTGAAGATGATAAAGCGAATACCTCAGTGGATGCCTCCATAGGAAATGCATGATATGTCCGTGAAGAATCAAACACTCCATCAAAATAACTAGTAACCCCCGCTACTCTTCGGCCTAATCTATACAAAGAGGCGTTTGTAGAGACATCTAAGTATGCAGAACATTCTACGGGAGCATGGAGGCCATTTGTTGATATGGTTCCGCTGACTGGAATTGGGTGCGTTTGAGTAGAAGGAAGAACTGTTAAGAATTCCAAAGAGTTAGGAGTATGGGAGGACCTTATGTGATAAACAACCACATTACCATCTAAAGATTCCTGAAAATCGATGTACTTGTCCTTTCCTGTGTATGAAGATAGCTCAAATGCCAAAGACTTCTGCCCGTAGAACCTTCCCGTATCCAGAGCACTTACAGTAAAGGTGGTATTCGTAGTCCCTTTAGGCCAGAACAAAGGAGAATTAAAAGCGGAAGTATGATTACCGTCTGAATCAACTATAGCCCAATGAGTTCCTGAAACTGCGTAATGATCATAATCATAAACGCCATCACTTAGAACATTGTAATACAGATAAGCATCCTCGGAGGTAGGTATGGGAGTTTCTATTGTTACATCAAACTTATCTCCCTCCTGAACATACCCTACATTTTGAACTGCTACTCTATTCGTTACCTTTCTCTTAATGCCCGCTGGGTGCATGGATATTAGCCTAGCAGCATCCTCTGTTAACTTCCTTGTTCCTACAAACTGAATTGCCCAATCAATCTCCAACATGAACTCATCAGTCTTTTCAATAGGTGTTTGAATAGACTTGTAGCAAGTTAGGATAGGATTGTCTTCCGATCTATTAGCTTCAGGGTTTCTTGTAAACAAACCAAACTCTTGCAGAGACTTTCCGTTTAAGGCTCCATAGTCTAGTGTTATCTTTATAATAACACCATTCTCGTCATCGCCTGGAAGTTGAAGAGGGAAGCAGTTGTCTTCGTTTAGCACCCCCAAAACCTCGCGCTCTTTAGTGTACTCAATATCTTTTAGGGGCACAAAGTCTTCTTTGTAAACTATACAATCTCTCGTTACTAGCTCTAGAGCGGTTTCGCTACCGTAGTCTGCGGTGGTCGCTAAAGGGCTGTTCAACCTTGAGAAATTCCTTACAGTAGTGTAAGGTAACGCATCCGTCCAGTGTTGAGCAGGCTCCACGGGAGCGGAGTAGTAAGAGCTTGTTCCTAGTTGAAAGTATCCAAACTTGTAGTTCTGAGTAGTAGTGTTCGCGCCTGCTGTCATAAGGTTTGCCATGTCAAGAGCAAACCCTTGAGTTAGAATGTTAGGATCCTTAACACAAACTGGTTCTTTTGTGCCGTCTCTGTAAACTTTTGTTATTGTAACTAAGCCTTTCATATGAAATCAATCGTCCAGTTTATTGTTATAGAATCTTTTGAATTAAATCCGTTACCGTGAGTAATATCATAGTTCATGGATTTTTGAGCGAATAACCTAAACTCCATATCGTCTCCAGTCCAAGGATCCTTATCTATAGATCTGGATAAGTCTATTCCATTCTTGACCCTCGTAGCGTTAGGGTCCATTGTGTACAATCCTAAATCAAAGATGCCACCGAAGTAGTTTGCCATCTCCACATCAGTTCTATTTATTTTGACGCTGTAAGTAACTCTACCCGTGGATGAGAAATCAGAAAGTGATGATACCAGTAACTTGGAGTTGTTGTCGGTGCCCTCTCCAGTGTTATAGTAATAAGCTCTAAGAAAACCATTATAATCCATGCTAGAGACACTGTTAAATCTATCTCCAGAAGAGGTTCTATTTCTAAGAGGGTTTTCATACGCTTGCTGATCTATCGAGCTTACTAGATAAGCAGGGTCATTCGCTTCATCCGCAAAGCAACCAAACCATCTAAAGTCCTTCTGTATTTCAATGTCATCTATGTTGCTCTGTAAGCCCCCGATACTCCAAGAAGAAGGAACGAAATCAGTTATCTTTTTAACTGTTTTTCCAACTAACTGAAGCGTGTTTAAGTTATGCCCATTGTAGAGCCCACTAACATCCACGGAGTCTTGATATGCTGTAGAGGTATTAGGCTCTAAAGAAGTATCATTTGGATGAGGCATGGCTGGTAAAGACGCGCTGACATTATATCCAAGAGATGCGTTAGTTACTGTGCCCGTATTATTAGGAAGGTAATACCCATCTTCTTTTAGAACTATTGAGGATGGAGTAAATTGAAACGCTGAGAAATCAGTAGATGATGTAGTTACAGACTCTTTGGGAAGGAAATAATTTATTGGAAGAGATCCTACATTCAAGGAAGGTCTAGCAAACAACATGCCCCCTACTATGCTTTTAAATCCTCCTCCTAAATCAGTGCTTTCTAACTCAACACTACCTACAGGAAATACTTTAATTTGAAAATCTTTTGTAGAATCATAAGTAGTCGCCTCTGGTATGACAAACATGATTCTTTTCCAACCAGCCCCCAAGTCTTTAAATAAAGCATTAGGATAAGCTCTAGCACCACCCCGTATACCTTCATTATAAAAAGAAATTAAGTCTCCTGCTTTATATTCAACGCCTCCTATAGTTACGGCTCTGTATTCAGTAGCAAACAAAGCAGTGCAAAAACTTCTTTCTCCTCCGCTACTTATATCAAAGGATACTGGGACAAACTGAGGGCCATCATCGGTTGACCCTCTAGGATTAGGAGAGTTATTAAGATCAAGCTTTACATCTATGGAAAAAACTTTAGGTAGGCCCGAAAGTAAGTCGATGTAACCTTGATCGAATACATTTGAACCGAATGCAAAATATCCTCCATTAGCACCGTCAGTCGAGCTTGCAAAGAATACATTACTAGAGAAATCATATATATGATCCCCTGGAAGTTGTTCTATGGTGACACCGCTTCTATACCCTGGGGTGATTCCTACGAGGTCATTCGCACTTGCTATAAGATTATGCCTCTTATATGTGTGTAAGTTAGTTTTATATCCAGTTAAACCCTTGCCGAAGGTCATGCCTTGGATAATGAAATTAGAAGTATCCAGAGCCCTCTCGGCTACGACATTATTTGAAGTAGACTCCTCATTACTAGACAGCGCGATGCCTGGGGTATAGGTGAGCATATCCACAATAGCCTCCCCTGCTCCATCCACAATCAAATTGGAGTCTTCGTGGAGAACTACTTTCTCTCCATTTACCTCAGTGAATATCTCTACATGCCCTTTCATCAGTTCGTAATGTTCAAGTTATCTATCCTTCCATTAGAGAGGAAGGTTGACGAGTCCGCAAACTCGGCTGGATGAATTCTATAGTTGGATCTACCGCCGCCATTAGGTCCATACATCTTTTCAGTTTTTGTGTTGTCCCTAGACTGAAGGTCGTCAGCAATATCATTATAGAATCTAAAGATAGATAGGAGATTTCTAGGCTTCCTAACGAATTCCTGATCCACTGTTTTGGTAATATAGTTTCCAAGCTCAGTTCCACGGATTGAGGGGTAGGAATTAGTCTGTGAATTTAAGACAGTAGTATTTGTAAAGTATGATAAAGGGAATTGATAATCAGGATCTAACATGTCTGAATGAATGCCCAAGTGAGCTATTTCTACAGATCCAGAAGAAACTGATTGATCTTGATCCATCATCATAGAAAATGCTAATTTAGCAGGGGTGTTGAGAGTTTCAGCAGCCCTATTAGGGAAATAACTATCAATGTTTGGATAGTTTTGTGAAAACTCCTCCATCTTCTTACAATCAATAGCTATGAACATTAACTTCCACTTGTTGTCAACATCATAACCCCCAGCCATACCAGCCCTTAAAGTTCCAAAAGGTGCCACTGGGTATCTTAATTCACGAATATCATCTACAAAAGGAAACTCGGACACGCCTATGAAGTCGTTTAGAGTGCCCGCACTAGGTCTTATTGCTCTACTGTTAATATCTAACGACCTAGAAGGTTCACAGCTAAATTTCTCAGTGAAGCCAGATGAAGTTCCTGATACATTATAAACAACACTCACAGTTCTATTGTTTTGATGGTGAGGTGAAAATCCTCCAATACCCATGTCGAGGCCGATTCTAGAAGGAGAATTGTCAGTTACTGCGAATACTGCTGTTAATATAACAAAGTTATTTTTAGTTCCGTCAGAGATGGGCTCATAGAAAACCAAATCTCTAGGGAAATCGTATTGATTGTCGAACCTATCCTTCTTTGAAGCCTCTATAAAGAAATTGTGATGATCGGTGGTGGCCGTTCTTGAATCAGTATCTACATATCCTGAGGTTTCTCCAAATGATGTACTTTGTACGACTTCTTCGTTAGATAAATAATTAGAAGACAGTTCTGGGTTCAGAGATATTTGTCCCGTGTTGAATAGATAAGAACCTCCGATATCGTTCTTGATATAAGATGCCATTAACTCTGTTGTCTGCCAAAAGTCCATACCGTTAGCAGAGAGGATGGCGTAGTTATCTCCAAAAGGAGTCTCGGTTTTAACATTAGTAACCGTAAAAACAGTAGAAGTGGTCAGGGGCGTGAATCCCAAATCTGTATATCTAGACTCTGAAATTCCTCCAGAAATTCTTGGATCTTTCCTAACCTGAACTGCTTCAATCATATCTCCCGTAAATCCAAAGGAGGATAAAGTTGAGTCTTTTATAACATTATTCTGTACGATGTTTAAAAGTTCTACACTAGTTATCTTGCCTTGGATAACTATAACATCCCAAGGGTTGTAACCGTTTATTTGTGCATAACCCTCATAAGGAACCTCACGATATTCAATCTCACCATCCGTATTTGGGACATAATCCGTAGTGCCAATGAAAGCTTTTGAGTATAGTATTCTCTTGCCTCCCTTGGATACTGATATGGTTAGCTCCTTAGGCCCATCATAAACCTCACCATCCCTAGTGATATAAACAGTGGTTCCTAAGGGGACTGCGCCTCCATCAGGATAGAAGAACTCGACTTTCTTTTGAGTATCCGTTAGTGACAGTGAGTAGTCGGGTATCTCAAAGCTCTTTTGAACAGAGGCTCTTAACCTCATGGTTTCATCAACACACTTGATTCCTTTGGTGGCCCAGAACTGTGAATCATCTTGCGTAAGTGAAGGGAATACTTCGATCATGTAGTTCTGATCAGAACGGTGAACTTGTTGCTTATACTGGTAGTAAGATAGAGGAACTGCAATGTGCCTATTCAAGGTATTGAAGTGAACTTTATCTACATCAAAGTCCTCATTTACAAGTGAGTAAAGAACCTCTCTATTGACATTATCAATGTAGCATGAATTAATCTCAACCTTATTCTCTATAGTTTTCTTAGAGTGAGCAAAGTTGTGAACTAAATTGTTTCTCACATACGCAATACCTTCACTTCCCTCTACAGAACTTGAATCTATAATCTTCCAGGTGCCGTCAGGCATATAATTCCAGAAAATACTCTTACCGTAGAAGTCGGTTTCCTTCTCTGTATGAATCCAGACAGAAGCCGTTCTTTGGTCAGTCTGGAAGCTGTCCTCTCTTAGGAAAAGAGAACTCAACTCTACAGAAAAGTTATGTTCAGGGCGTAAGAAATTGTCGGTATCTCCTGCTTCTTTGTACTTGAAGGTATACTTTAGTCTTGGTAAGAACTCCTTGGACTTCATACCTAAAAGGTTTCCATCAAGTAGCGTTGAGTTTTCAGACAAGAAGCCTTCATCAGAAGACAGGTCGTACACAAACATTTTGTTAGCAGCAGAGTTTTTCCATGTATGAATCTCTACACCACTAATGTAGTTTTGGCTAAACGACTCTGGGGCAGTTCCTACTTGGAAATCCGTATCCGATAAATTATTGTCACAGTACCTTATTTGGAACTCGAAGTCTTCGTTAAGAGACTTTATCTTGTTGTTAATTATCTCTGTCTTTCTATCAAATACAGTATCTCTATCAGCATCAATCGAGGCTAAGACATTTCCTACTGCGGATCCATCGAGCTTATGTAAAGCATTGAAGAATGTTGGACCGTAGATATGGGATATAAGAGACGCTCCCCCGTATATAACATCATCCAAAGTAGCATTAGACAGGCTACCTCTACCTTGCTTTACATAGTCGTTTAAGTAAAGGTAGTGGAAGGTCTTGTTCATTTCATTTGGAAGCCTCTTGTAGAAATCCATCCTCATCTTGTTGAAGTCGTTTTCTATAGAGTAATCCAAATCATTCCAGAGACTATTCTTTATAGACTCGTACTCGTCCTTCCAGTTTATATTCTTAATAACATTAAGATTATTATCAACAGTTAACTTCGCCTGTAGCTCAAGATCCTCATCCTTGAGATCTACGATAAGCTTATAAATCTCGTCTAGGTTATCCCTGTACTTGAATACAAGATTATTAGCATACCCGTGATCCAAAGGTAAGTTATAGGTATCAACAGCCCCTCTAGTCTTGAATGTGTACTTACTTCTAACACCATTGAAAACATCATTCGAAGCGGTTGTTTGGCACTCGTCGTACACCTCTGGGACATTCTTGTGGTCAGGGACAGGGGTGAAGGTGTATGAGCTTGGGATTAGTCCTAGAGGAATATACTCCACGAAAGAACTCAGATCACCTAGGGCTGTTAAACTGGTCCCCGTGCCTTTAGTAGTTGTATTCAAGAACGAAGGAGGATTAAACCCATCTCTTCTAAAGATTTGCCCTTTTGAAAGGTTCTTCTGTAGGTCTCGCCTTCTAACCGCAGTTCTAGGAGCAACTTCTTCGTAAGGACCACTAACAGTGTAAACGGAGCTTACATCGATGTAAGCGTCATTAGTAGATGTTCGAGAAAAACTTAATCTGTCTCTCTTGAACACGGGTAGAGCCGAGTAGTCGTTCGTACTCCGTGGATCTTTTACATAATTTGGATCGACACTACTTCCCACTAACCCTAGAACATTGGACCTCATGTTGAGAGTTGATATCTCAAAGGAAGCCATGGCACCACTTGGACTTGGGGTGTCCAACATTCTATAGGAAGCCCTTGGATAAGTGTTTGTAAACGAATCTAAAGCATCAGTCCTTCTAAGGTTTACATCGACTCTCTCTATTGCCTTAGCTGGGACGAAATCAGAAATAGCTTTTAGTGACTCAAAGAAGTCTTCAGTCGTATAAGCAGTCTGTACAAAGAACTTATCGTCAAAAGTTCCTGATGATACCTGCAAAGTGAATTGAGAGGATTTACCGTTCCATAGTGGGAGATAATCGTACAGCTTGCTCTCTAGATCAGTTATTACTCTATCGTAATTAGGAGCCTGCTGTAAGCTTTCTGTCAAGAACAAGAACCCATTGTTGTAGAGTTTAGGATCTTGATCCCCATCGATAGTATTTGAGAGAATGTAACTCTCGAAGGAATCACATATAGAATCTTCAACACCTAAACATACCATCTTCTCCTTGAAGAACTTTACCAGATCATATGTTAGGTCACAATCCTTGTAGAATCGCTCGTCCTCAAATGGAGGTATGTTGAAATCCCTATCTCTATAGTTGAAAGTAAACTTAGGGTTGTCAGGAGCGAAAGCGTATCCTTGAATGTTAAATAAATCCGAGAACTCGTATACTGCCTCTAGAAGAATATGGTCAACTACAAATCTAATGTTTTTATCCAAGTCGCTAGGATCAAACTCTCCTCCTGCGAACTCATTAGCCTTTGTCTGATTCCAAACGCTAAAAGACTCTAACTGATCTGCTTCAGTTTTAAGTAGGTAGTAAATCAGATAAGGAATGTAAGACTCGTAGTATTCAGAGAACCCATTATCAAAATCAATCTCAGTGGCTGGTAAAATGGACTTCAGTAGATCAATGAGCCCTTGCTTAGTTCCTTTCTTTTGAAGCAGCTTTCGAGCGTCTCGAAGCTGTCTTCTCCAAGACTCGCTATTACTCGTATAAAATTCCCATCCAATTTGATCAGCTAGGTATGGAAGATACTTAGCAGGACACTCTTCAATTGAGTTTAAAGATTCGAGTGATAATACTTCATTATCAATATCTCCTATCAAGAAGCCCATAGCAGTTAAGAACTTCTTCAAAGGACCTTCGGTTACATAAGGAATTGTGAAGTTTTTGTCTTCAAAGAACTTTATGTAAAAGTCCTTTGTAAAAGTTTCATCCTCTTCCGTTAAAGGTAGATCATACAGTATATTGTTCCAAGTTAGGTACTTGTCTAATGACTGTGTTCCGCTTAAATGGGTTGTCGCTGAGACTCTAAATTCATCGTTCCATGCCCTTGGCTGTAAATCAGTATAAACAAAAGATAACCTCTTCAAGACTTCTAGAGCGTCACCTAAGGTAACTGTTTTCTTGAAGTTATAGAATTTATCTGTGAACTTATCGGAGATTAGTTCTCTTACTTTGTCAGTATAATACTGATCATAATTCATTAAGGCGAACAAGCCTAATGAATCGATAAGGTAATTAGCGGCCTTGTCATGTGTAGATCCAAATTCCGTAGGAAGCACAGCAGGGGAAGGGCTGGATGCGGGTCCACTTCCTAGTTGTAGCTGGGGCAGCAAGGTTCCACTTACAAAGGTTCTAAAGGCTGCGGAGGTCTCGTAGTCGTTTATATCATACCCTAAAGGACTTAAGATCTCTAGGTCGAACTCGCTAGGAGTAATCTCAGTTAACTTATTTTGAGGAATGAAATACTTTACTAACCCCTCTGAGTATCCAGAGTAGGCGTTAGTAGAGGACGCAGTTCTATCTGAATAGGAAGAGGTATTCCAAGAAGAAAACTCTAAGTTAAGGGTTGGGTAAGTTCTACCGTCATTATCAGAGTAATCATAGATAAGACCGTTTATGTCAAGAAACTTTAGGACTAGATCCGCATCAGCATCAAGTATCTTAGAAGGAAGGTCCTGCTTCTCTTCAGCGAGCTTAAGATCCTCTTCATTATAAATCTGAGGCACTAGTTTATCCAGTGCCTCTGAGTAGTTCCTTCTACTAAACTTTCTAGACATAGTTGACAGTTATTGTAAAGTTGTTTAGCTGAATAATTTCATTGATATCCAGGGAAACTTTTTCATTGAAATTAGTTATCTCAGCAATACGGACCTCATCAACCGAGGTGAATATTTCTCTTGAAACATCTGAAGGTAAGAAGTCTTCCCCAAAGTCTCTTTTATCTACATTAAAGTATCCGTTAATAGCTCTGGCTACTCTTGATTTTATATCAGTCTCATTAGGCTCAAATCTTTCATCCATGGTTATTCTAACATCAAGATCAACTGTCCTAATAAGACCGTCTACTAGAACAATCTCATCTGTCATCATCTTTTTGTTCTCCATGGCTTTGAGCATGGCTTCCTTAAAGGAAAGAGAGGCTTTTTGTAGTTGAGTAGGTGAAGCTCTTTGTAGAAGATACACATCAATTACATTAGCAGAGCTAAAGGCTTTTCTTGTCGTTGCAGTTGCCTTTACCCTTTGCCCTTGCGTATCTCTGTAGATGTTAGCGAAGGTCACATAATCATCCAAGGACACTAATCTGTCTTGTTGTCTGTAAACTAGCTTTGCATATTTCTTTGCATGATCTATTGTCTCGGCCTCTGTTCCTCCTGTAAAAGGATTGGTGTTAGTCAGAGAAACTCCAGACCCTTCCTGAGTGGTAAAATTACCGTTAACAGCGTTGGTAGGCCCGTTACCTCTTTGACCCCCACCCACTCTGTAGGTTATGATGTAGCTTGAATTATTAGGAGGAAGGACGCCCGTGACGCCATCCCCAAACTGTAAAGTGGCTTGGAAATCATCAGTGTAGACAGTTTGGAACACCTTCAAGTCTGAAGAAGATGTTGATAGTAATGAGTTTACTTCTTTGTAAACCCCGCTTGCATCGCCCGCGTTTGAAAGGAAGACTTGAATACTTCCGTCAACAACGGGGCTATTAGCTAGGGTTATTTCCTTAAGAACATCCACATCGGAGAAGATTCCCGTATCTACAGCTAGAGAACCCTCTACAAGAACAGCGTTGTTCCACTCATTGCCTAGATCTCCCTCTGAATCAGTCTTGTAAAAGGTCAGGTCCGCAGTATTAGTTGGATTATCAATAAACCCGTTTGTGGTGGAGTACAAAGTGTAATTCACGGGCTGACCATCTAGAGTAGAGTTAGCTTGAAATACCCTAGATGCAGCAGGGACAGTAAACTCGGAGTCACCAATTGTTGCATCGGCAGTTAGCCTTGTTTTAGCCGATGCTGCTCCTGGGCCTCTTAATCTAACTCCGATTATTTCAAATATCTTTCTTAGGTTTGCAGGAGACTTTACAGTCTTCAGGAACATCTCATGTGCTATCATGTCTGTCTTCATTGACATGACGGAGCCCATGTAAGCAATAAGCTCGACAAACATCATGCCTAAATCAGACTCAGCAAATAAATCATAATCTAGAGGGTAAACAGCCTTGATGTACTCAATTAGTCTATTTCTAAGAGTTATGAAGTCTGTAGCTGTGAAATCAATCAAAGAGGTTTTCTCATCCTCTTTGAATACAATAGACTTCATGAAGTCCGATGCAGCCGTTGTGTATGGTATATTGTCGGTCATGTCGCAAACTCCAGAGGTATGATCTCATTGGTTTCTTTTTCTTTTACACTCAGGTAGACCACCAGAGTTGGGATACCTGAGTAATGCCCATCATCAGTCCTAACATTAATAGAAACTAACTCAGCGTTGGGGATATACAGCCTTATCTGATTGCTAATCTGGGCCTGTAAATTAGCTATTAATGAATCATCTAGCTGCTCAAATACATAGGATCTTAGATCAACACCAAAATTAGGTAAGAACACCCTCTCGCCTGGGCTAGTGAATAAAAGCTGAGTTACTTGACCCTTTAGTAATTCCCTTCTTGAAGACTTTTGAAAAAGGATATCCCCCTTTCCAAGAGGAAATCTTAGCCCATATATGGAATCATCCACAGGCTGTGTTATACTCTTTACAGTCTGCTTAGTTGGTGTTAGTCCATATACTATGCTTGCCATTTAGACCTCAATGTTGGAGAAAAAGGTTTTGTGAGCGTTGTAGTTCTTCAAAGCCTCACTAATAGATAGGGGTTTAGAGTAAATTTTCAAACTTCCAAGGTGACCCCCCAAGCCACTTTGAAGTCCGTTTGAGGGGCCTGTAAACCCACCTTGAACACTGGAAAGGTCTGATATAAAGCCTGTTCCAGCTACCTCTGAGGCATCTGTTCCATACTTATTAAGGTCGCCTGTTTTACTATTAGCGCCCTTGTTTGCCTCGACAGTTAGGTTAATACCATCGGTCCAGCCACCTCCAACCATCCAGGGAGTAAAGAAAGGATCATTCTTAGGACCTTGTAGGAAATCCTCACTTTCTGATTGAGGTATGACCCCTGGGTAATCAAAACTAGGATTACTACCCAACTTCTTGAAGGTAGGTATACCCAAAGTCTTGTACTTATCAATACCAAACTCAGAAGAAATGCTTATTGTGTAAAGGCTTTTTCCGTTTAAGAAAACTGTCAAGAGGTCCTTGCTAAAATCAAAACTTATGTTCATATGAACAAAAGTAGACGAGCAATCAGCTATGCTATCTCCTTCTACAGATCTATCGATGGGAATTGCTAAACCTCTAAACATAGACTCGTCTGGAGCGCAATTATCTCTTCTAATGAAAGAACACCCATCCTTACTAAATGATTGCATGGGAGCAACTATGAAATAAGTGGCTGAGGTGGCGTTTACCGTGTCAGAGGCGTCCAGACTAGAATAGCTTTGAACTGGGTTTAGTGTTCCAGCCAGTCCTGGGTAAGAGTCCGCTCCTGTGAATTTACCATCAGAGTTCTCATCAATAGCACTCACTGTAAACGCAGGGTCTCTAGTAAACCCTATGAACAAGCTTCTCACATGATCTGTAGTAAAATCGTTTACTACGCTACTTGAGTTACCTACCGTTGGACCACCTGTATTTTCATTGGAGATGATCGCCTTGTAGAAATTGAAGTCTGTCCAAGAAGCGTTGGGCTGAGATAGGTTTAGGGAGCTTATCTCAGAGGATGCATCTAAACCTTGGTCAAACACCTTTACCTCAAAGTCGTTGTTGCCCGAAGTAAAGTTGGGCATGTGTAACCAGAAATCAAAGGCACACCCACTAGGGTTGTACAGAAGGTTTTGCATCTCGTTTGTGGCAGGCAACCTTCCATAAGTTCCATGCTCCTCCCTTCTCAAGAATGAGTTATCATCCCCAGCAAACTTTACAATACCGCTAAATCTAGGGATAGCAAGACCCTTAGGGAATGCAGCCGATTTAGTCTTAGCCACTAGCTGCATGTCTTGACGAGAATCTCCAGTGCAGTTAGCTACATTATAAGTTGTAGACCCTGTGTCCTCGACATCTGTTTCTAAGAAGTTATATACCGCAACCAAATCCTCTGTCACGATAGGATCGTTCACAGTTAGAACAGGAGCAATAGTGGGAGTAGAATCAGAGTATTCACCAACACTTGCTAGAGCGCCGATAATATTCTTGTTTACCTCTAGTGGTGCGATAGCCACATTGTTGCCCATAGAGCCGCCTCCCGCAAATACAGGCTTGAAGGGTAGAACTACACCGCTAATGTCTCCCTGGTCTAGAACGAGCTTACGCTGCTTCTCAAGGGCAATGTTGAGGTGTATGTCGCTAAGGTAGCTGAAGTCGTTGATTGGGATCTCTCCAGGCTTGAACGACACCTCTACACCGAAAAGATCAGGTGCCTTGACGGCAAGCTCAATCTGCTTCTTTCTTCTGCGAATCTTGGTATCGAATAGCTCGATCTCTGAGAAGATTTGCTGTTGCATGTTAATATACACAGCGGAGCTAGTCGCGTAAGTATTCAGTATATCCTTCCTTTGAGCGTCTAACTCACTTACAACGAGGTTCTTCTGACCCTCAAGAACTTCTAGTAAGTGATCCTTGGTGTAATAGTTTTGAAGATAGTCTGCTTCATCTATCTTCTCCACATCAAGTATTGTGTCAACATACCTGTCAAGATCATTCAGAGTTATCTGGGTTCCTTTACCTCCTAGGTTAGGAGAATGGTCCATCTTCCACTTTGAGGAATCTGCAATGAAAGGGAGGTCCTCTAGAGTTGGAATGTTTCCAGACGCTGCGTAAGTTCTGTTTTGTGAGTCGTAGTAAAGACCATCAACGGACAGAAGGAAAGTTCCTTTGGTGGACTTTGGAGGGCCGAAGGTTAATCTGAAGATTTCGTCCTCTTCTTCTATGGTATCTGTTAGGGTTGTGGGATCGACCAAAGTTCCCGCTGCTCTACCAGCTAGGATCTCTGATATTTGTCCTAAAACAACCACGGCATCATCGATGAATTGTTCGGCTGAATCGATTTGGCTTTGGTAGATTGCCAACTGTGCTTCGGTAGGAGCTAAAGCAGCATCGCTGCCTCTTTGTCTTTGGAGATGAGTTTCGTAGTCACTAAGGCAATCCTTGATTGCTTCAATGTCTTGACCTATAGCTTGTGCGGTACTAGCGATTTCGTCTAGGAATG